TGGAAAATTTACAGGTAGAAACAAAAGAGGGGAAATCCAATCTTTTGAAAAATCCTATGAATTTTTAGAAAAAAACATACTAAAAGAAAATGTGGATGTTTTCCTTCATGGTTGGAATGATGACTTTGAAGAAAGTCAAAAACTCTTGGAGTTGTACAAACCAAAAAAATACTTGTTAGAAAAACAAATATCTTTTGACCACCCATACAAACACTATGACTTTGTTCCTCATGGTCCATGGAATACAAAAGATTACCTTAATAATAACTATTCAAGGTTTTATTCGATAAAGAAGGCGATTGAATTAGTCGATGAAGACTACGACCTTGTTTTACTGACAAGGTATGACACAATTTTTTTTCAACCTTTCCCATTTGAATCTATGTCACCCGAAAATTTTTATGTAAGTCATTGGTTTCATAATCAGTTTGGTTTAGGATTTCAGGATGCTTGGTTTATTTCAGGTTATGGAAATATAAAAAATTGGTCTTTAATTTACGACAGACTCGATGAATATTTTAATTTGGACAGTGAATACGTGAATTTTCTTGAGAAAAATGGTGGAGATTTGACTAATTTACCATCAGGACACGCAATCACTAGATATAGAACTGTTGAATTAGGTATTACTGAATCCATTTATTGTGTGGGTCGTTTACCTGAAACTTGGACTTTGGAACGATATCTTAATAATACTGTTATGAAGTCAAATGAAACAGTTGAAATAAAAAAATTAGACTAATGGATTTTACATTTGGAATTGTTACTGCGGCAGAAAAAAATCACAGGGAATCCCTTGAAAGTTTTAAAATTTATGAGCGTATAAAAAAAATAATTAATACGATTGAAGTTCAAAAAATCCCGAATTATGAAATTGTTATTGTTGGTGGTGAACACGTTTATTCCGAGTATAACAATTTAACACATATTCCTTTCGATGACCAAACATATTTTGGTTGGATAACAAAAAAGAAAAATTTAATAATTGAAAATTCAAAGTATGAAAATATTGTTTTCATGCATGACTATTATTCTTTAGATAAAGAGTGGTATGCAAACATGTTGAAATATGGAAATGATTTTCATTTACTCATGAATCCAATTACCGACATTAATGGTAATCGATATCATGATTGGGAAATTATTAATATGTTTTCTAATGCAACAACTTTACTACCATACGACGTAAGAGATTTAACGAAATTTATGTATTTCAGTGGAGGGTTTTGGATTGCAAAAAAAAGTGTGATGATAGAGTTTCCACTCGATGAAAGTTTGAGGTGGGGACAAGCTGAAGATGTTAAGTGGTCTCAAAAAGTAAAAAGTAAGTATGAGTTCGAACTCAATATTGATTCGAAAATAAAACTTTTAAAACCAAGATTCATATCTAAAGACAGAAAAGTTTTGTCTGATGATGAGGTTTCAAAATTACGTTCTTGGTTATGATTCTAATTTCACATCGGGGTAATGTTGATGGACGAATAGCAAATTCAGAAAACTCTCCTTATTATGTTCTAAACGCACTGGAGAAAGGGTTTGAAGTAGAAATCGATGTGTGGTTTGTTGACGGAAAATTTTATTTGGGTCATGACGAACCATTTTATTCAATTGAGGAATCTTTTTTAGAAAATGAAAAGTTTTGGTGTCACGCAAAAAATGAAGACTCTCTTTTTAAAATGCTTGAAAATCCAAACATACATTGTTTTTGGCATCAAGAAGATGATTATACATTAACTTCCAAAGGAATCCCGTGGGTTTATCCTGGTAAAAAAGTCTCGAAAAATAGTATTTGGGTTTTACCGGAAAAAACAAATTACAAGTATATTAAGCTCGATTGTCTTGGTATATGTTCAGATAACATTTCACACTACAAATGATAAAACTTATAATTTTTGATTTGGATGGAGTTCTTGTTGAGGCTAAGAATATTCATTATGACGCTTTGAATTTGGCAATTTCAAAATTCGATAAATCATGTATAATTGATTGGAACGAACATCTGAGTAAATTCGATGGACTAAAAACCCAACAAAAATTAGATATGTTGACAAGGGACAAAGGATTATCTTTAGATTATCACAAACCTATATGGGATGAAAAACAAAGAATTACTTTAAACCTTCTCGGTAGTCTTGAACCTAATTCCGAATTAATTCAACTCTTTTCGTCACTTTCTGAGAAAGGATATAAAATTGCGTGTTGTAGTAATTCAATTAGAAAAACGGTTCTCACTGTTCTGTCTAAATTGGAGATTATTGAATTCTTTGATTTCATCGTTTCCAACGAAGATGTCTCAAATTCAAAACCTCACCCCGAAATGTATTGGAAGTGTATTTCAAAAATGGGAGTTTTGCCTGAAGAAACTTTAATTGTTGAAGACTCCCCTTATGGTTTGTTAGCGGCATCTCGAACTAATTCACATATTTTGAGAGTTGCAAATCCCTCAGACGTTAATGTAAAAAATGTCTATAAAAAATTACAAGAAATAGAAAAACAAGTTATGATGACAACACCTAAATGGAAGGATGATAAATTGAATGTGTTAATTCCTATGGCAGGTGCAGGTTCAAGATTTGAAAAAGCGGGATACACTTTTCCCAAACCACTAATTGATGTCGAAGGTGAACCTATGATTAAATTGGTGAGTGAGAATATAAATATGGATGCAACATTCATTTACATCGTACAAAAAAGTCATCGTGAAAAGTATAACCTCGATGCCCTCCTTAATTTAGTATCACCTGGTTGTAAGATTGTTGAAGTTGATGGTATCACTGAAGGTGCTGCTGTTACTACGTTATTGGCTAAAGAATACATCAACAATGATTCTCCCTTGGTTATGGCAAACTCCGACCAATTTATTGAGTGGGACTCTAACGAATTTATGTATAAGATGTCGGAAACAAATTCTGATGGTGGAATTGTCACTTTCAAAGCCACTCACCCCAAATGGTCTTTCGCCAAACTTGATGAGAATGGGTACGTTACAGAAGTTGCGGAAAAAAACCCTATATCTGACATTGCAACCGTTGGGATTTATTATTGGTCTAAAGGTTCGGATTACGTAAAATACGCCGAACAAATGATTGAAAAGAATGTTCGGGTCAACAACGAGTTTTATGTTTGTCCCGTTTTTAATGAAGCAATCCAAGATGGTAAAAAAATTAGAACTTATGAAATTCAAACAATGTGGGGTTTAGGAACACCTGAAGACCTCAATGTTTACCTTAATAGAAAAAGATACTAAAATTAAACATGTCACAATATCAAATCCCCCAATTTCAACCCTATCTTGATAATCAAGAATACGAAGCAATAAAATCTTGTTTTGACCTTAACTGGATTACTGAAGGTCCAAAGTCAAAAGAGTTTGTTGATAAACTCCTCAAAATGATGGGAGTAAAATATGGTGTGTTAGCACCAAACGGGACCTTGTCTTTGTACATGGCTCTCAAGTCTCTCGGTATTGGGAAAGGGGATGAGGTTATTGTTCCTAACTTTACATTTATCGCTTCGGCAAACGCCATTGAAATGGTGGGGGCAAAACCTGTTTTCTGTGACGTACAAGAAAGTGACTTACACATTGATTTAAAGAAAGCCGCAAAACTTGTAACAAAAAGAACTAAAGCCATCATGCCAGTCCACATTTATGGGATGGCGTGTGATATGGATGCGGTAATGTTGTTTGCGAAAAAACACAAACTCAAAGTTGTTGAAGATGCCGCTCAAGCGGTTGGTGTGAAGTGGAATGGAAAACAAGCTGGTACTTTCGGAGAAGTAGGTAGTTTTTCATTTTTTGCAGACAAGACATTGACCACAGGAGAAGGGGGATTAGTTGTTACAAACGACGAAGAAATCTACAACCAACTTCTTTATATGAGAAACCAAGGAAGAATTAATCGTGGAAGTTTTATTCACCCTGAAATTGGTTACAATTTTCGTATGACTGACTTACAAACCGCAATAGGATTGGTCCAACTCACCAAGTTTCCCGAGATTGTAAAAAAGAAGAAAAAAATCCTCGAAACCTACAAAAAATACTTAGACCCATCAATTCGCATTATTGAGCCACTCGAAGGTTCAACTCACATTCCTTTTAGAGTTTGTATTACAGTACCAGGTGGGAGCTCGCAACTTATGGCTTATTTACAAGACCAAGGAGTTGAACCAAGAACATTTTTCTACCCTCTCCATAAACAACCTTGTTATGAGGACACATCATTGTTAAGATTTTTCAAACACAAAAAAGACCTTAGCGTTTCTGAAAGGTTGTACGATGAAGGTGTTTGTCTCCCATCATGGGTGGGTATAACAACAGAACAAATAAAATTCATCTGTAAATCGATTAATAATTTCAAAAAATGGTAAGTTGTTTATTATGTGGTGGACATGGGGGTGAGGTTATCTACGAATTCCCAAAATACAATAACAAGATTATAAAGTGTGATTGTGAATTTATTTATTCAGTAATCGAAGATAGACCAAACGTTGACTTCGCCTACGAAAATGATTATTGGACAACCTACCAAATTTTACAGGGAGAAAAGTCCATTTACGACAGGATTGAAGAATTCGAATTTATAAGTGATGAACGTATGGAATTTATCACTGAATTTAAAAAAGAAGGTAAATTATTAGATGTGGGTTGTTCTATGGGTTTCTTAGTAAATTCCGCAAACAAGTTAGGATTTGAATCTTTAGGAATCGACCCAAACAAGGAATGTATAGAATATGGTCAAAAAAAATACGAGCCGATAAATCTCAGTACAACTCTTTTAGAAAATCTCGAAGACACCGATTTTGATGTAATAACTTGTTTCAACGTTATCGAACATTTAGATGACCCTAAGAAATTTTTGGATGAATGTTATAAGAGGTTAAAACAGAACGGGATTTTGGTAATTGGTACTCATGATATCGAATCGGAAACTCATAACACTCTGAAATCAGAATGGAAACAAATTACCGAAGACGGAGACCATTTATTTTATTTTTCACAATCAACCATGAAAAAGTTTGCAGAAATGAATGGCTACAAAGTCATCAAAACTCATAAACCAATAGACCCCAGTTTTACAATTTATTTAGAAAAAAATGAAATTTAATTATAGTAAAGTCTTCGGAGAAGATGTAAAAATTATACAACCCGAAATCTTCCAAGATTTTCGTGGTGAATATGTTGAGACGTGGAATGTTGAACTTTACCAACAATTCGGTGTAGAGTTTAAACAAGATGATATTAGTGTTTCAGTAAGACACACCCTAAGAGGTTTCCACGGAGACCAAAACACACACAAGTTGATTTCTTGTCTTTATGGAAGTTTGTATCAAGTGATTGTTGATATGAGACCTGATAGTCCTACTTATCTTAAGTGGGAATCATTCGCCTTAAACGATAAAAACAGAACACAGATTCTCATCCCACCAATGTTCGGAAACGCCCACTTGGTTATGAGTGAAACAGCAATGTTCCACTACAAACAATCAACCCTTTATGAGGGACAGGGAAAACAATTCACCGTAAAGTGGGACGACCCAAAAGTGGGGGCATATTTCCCAATCAATAATCCGATTCTCTCACAAAGAGACCAATTTGTAGATTACCTATGAGAAGAATTTTAGTTACAGGAGGTGCTGGATATATCGGTAGTGTTTTAGTACCTGAACTCCTTAAGTCTGGATACCAAGTTACCGTATACGATAGTCTTATGTTTGGTGGAAATAGTTTATTCACCAACTTTATAAATCCCAATTTTTCTTTCGTTGAGGGTGATATCAGGGACACTAAAAAACTTGAGCCAATCGTTCAATCCCATGATGTCATAATTCACTTAGCGGCAATTGTTGGTTACCCAGCATGTCAAAAAAATCAAGTTTTAGCTAAAGAGGTGAATTTGGAATCTACCAAGAGATTGGTTGATATGTTACGTCCTGAACAATACATTTTGTTTGGTTCTACAGGTAGTAATTACGGAGCGGTAAAAGAGGGAATCTGTACAGAGGAAACCCCACTCAATCCACTTAGTTTATATGGAGAAACCAAAACAGAGGCTGAGAGGTACCTCATTGAAAATTCGAACTCTACGGCATATAGATTCGCAACCGCTTTTGGATTATCTCCTCGATTGAGATTGGACTTATTGATTAATGATTTTGTTAATAAAGCAATTAATCAAAAATACATTGTAGTTTATGAGTCTCATTTTATGAGAACCTTTATACACGTAAAAGACATTGCCCGTTCATTCCAATTTGCCATCAAAAACGAAAAAAAAATGACAGGTGAAATTTATAATGTTGGTGGAAATTCAATGAACTACAGCAAACGTGATGTTTGTAATCTAATTCAGAGTAAAGTCGATTACTACCTACACTTGGCAGATATCGGAATGGATGCCGATAAAAGAGATTATGTAGTTTCTTACGACAAAATTAACAGTCTCGGATTTGAAACTACAATCTCACTTGAGGAAGGAATCGATGAACTTGTTAGAGGTATAAAAACTATAAAATACAACGACCCCTATGCAAATGTCTGAAACATATTTTGACAAATATTCAAAATACTACGACACAATTCATATCGATAAAGATTATGAAATTGAATCCAATTTAATATATCGACACTCAGAAAACAAAGACTCTTTGTTAGATATTGGTTGTGGAACTGCCAATCATTCAATTTATCTTTCCGAATACTTCAGAAAAGTTGTTGGGGTCGATTTGTCTGAACCAATGTTAAACGAAGCTCAGAAAAAAATTAATCAAAACAACATCACAAACATTGAATTACATAATGGTAGTGTAAGTGATGTTGAAGGTAGGTTCGATACTGTGATTTCTATGTTTAATGTGGTGAATCACATTCAGACACTCGAAGATTTATCCTTGTTCTTTGAAGACGTAAAATGTAAGTTAAACGAGGGTGGTACTTTCATTTTTGATTGTTGGAATGGTACCGCTTGTAGAATTGAATTACCAACTGAAATTCAAAAGAAGTTTATTAACTATGATTGGTATACTTTAGAACTACAATCAGAAACCACTACGAATCTTTTTGATTCATGGTCTTTGGTGGAAACTAATGTGGATGTTTTTTCTGAAAATGAAAAAGTGGACAATTTCAAATACGGTATTTTACACAAACTTTGGACACCAGATATTTTAAAATCTTTGATTGAGATTTCAGGAATGAAAGTTTTGAATATAATACCCAAATTTGACGACCAAGAAATTGCAAAAGCAACTGATTATAAAATTACCTTTATTTGCACAAAATAGCATGATACAAGTACCTGTTAGTGTTGGAGAACTTATTGATAAATTATCTATCCTCCAAGTAAAAAAGAAAAATATTAAGGACCAAAATAAACTCTTTGAGGTAAAAAAAGAGTATAATGAATTGAACAAAATCTCTGAGGTATATTTCGAGAATATTGAAATTAAAAAACTTTACGATTCTTTAATTGAGGTCAATTCTAAACTTTGGGATGTTGAAGATAAATTGAGGATTTTTGAAAAAAATCAAAGATTTGACTCAGAATTTATAGAATTAGCGCGATTAGTTTACTATACTAATGATGAGAGGTTCTCACTAAAAAACAAAATAAACCAAATGACAAATTCGGAATTGAAGGAACAAAAAAGTTATGAGGATTATAAAACTCAAACTTCAAAAACAGAAAAAATTTATATCTATGAAAGTCCTGACGGAGGGAAGACCGTATACAAAAGAGAGTTCGGAGCACCCCATGAAACTCGGGAACGTACTAAATAATATTAAATGAAGAAGAGACCCATCCAAAGCGGAAGCTCCAATAACGGAGACGAACAATATCGTTCTAAAAAAGAAATTATTAGTTCGATTATCAAAAGAAAAACCAAAGAAAAATTTTTATCAGTAAGTCAAAAAGAATATTATGAAAAACTTCATAATTCTCAAATAACAATTTGTTCAGGTCCCGCGGGAGTCGGTAAAAGTTATATTGCAATGAAGTGTGCAATTGATTTGATTGCAGACCCTAATACACCCTATGAAAAAATTATCATCGTAAGACCCGCAGTTGAAGCTGAAGAAAAACTTGGTTCACTACCTGGTAATGTTGAAGAAAAATTGGACCCATATATTTTCCCCACATATTATCTTCTTAATAAAATTATTGGTAAGGATGTACGGGAACGACTAAAAGATTTGGAGGTCATTGAGGTTTTCGCACTTGCGTACATGAGAGGTATGAATATTGATAATTCTATCCTTCTTTTCGAAGAAGCACAAAATTCATCTCCCAATCAAATGAAACTTTTATTAACTCGTATCGGGTTCAACTCAAAATTTTTTATTTCAGGTGATATTGACCAAACCGATAGATATAAGGACAAAACACAATCAGGACTTTTTGACGCAATTAAAAGGTTTGGTAACATGGAACAAATTGGGGTTCATGAATTTAAAGATGCCGATATTGTTCGTAATCCTTTAATCACAAAAATTTTACAAAGATACATCAATACAAATGAAGGTAGGAATTGAAATTAACGGGGTACTACGAGATACCATCACCAAAATTTTACAGGTGTATGAAAAATGGTATATTGACAACCCTTTGATTGAGAAAAAAGAGGGTGACTTCGAATATGGTATTATTTCCGATATTACCTCTTTAAATCTTTCCCAACATTTGAAATTTCAAAACGAGGATGAAGTTTACGATTTTTTATACACTGAACATTGTATGGAGATTTTTGCACACTCACCATCGGTTGAAATGAGTACATTTGTCGACTTTAATGAATTTTATGTTAAAAATCGTGACCAACATGAAATACTAATCGTATCGGATGAGATTGGAAAATCTAAACCTGCAACTTTATTTTTTCTATCAAAGTTTGGTTGCCAAGTAGAAAAGGTAAAATTTTATAGTAAAATTACTATAGATTCTATGTGGGATGAGGTAGATGTTTTACTTACGGCAAGTCCCGACTTATTATTAAACCATCCTGAAAACAAAAAAGTAATAAAATTCGAATCTGCATACAATACAGAAATTCAAAAAGAATTTACAATAAAAGAGTTTAAGGATTTAAACGAAACAATAAAAAAATTGAATGTTACAAGTTTTTAATGAAACTTACTTTATCGATTTTGATGCCATCGAAAAGTACATAGATATGAAAGATTTGACAGAAACTGAGTTTTCAGGTTCTTCAGAACAAAAAATCAACGTAATCAAATTTGAACTTGTCAAACTTATGTTAGACGTCGTAATGATGGAAAATGAAGTGAACGACGAAAAATTGGGCTTGAAAAATTTTGATGCTTCAATACCTTTTAAACTTGCTTTCAACTCACTACTAAATAAAAACTTAATTAATCATTATTGAAATGGATTCTGAACAAATTTCAAAAGTAAAAAATTCTATTCAAAATTTGAGGGAGAAAAAATCTAAATTTCTCTTTTTTATTCATGATACCAAAGGTAACGCCAAAGCCTCTATCAGATACATATACGACATGGCATTAACACTTCATAAAAATGGATTCAACGTTGTAGTTTTACACGAAAAAAAAGATTACAACGGTGTTGGTAGTTGGATGGGTCAAGAGTATATGACTGAACTTCCACATCAATCCATCGAAGGTCAAAAAATTGAAGTAACTCCTGATGATTTTTTAGTTGTACCTGAGATTTTTGCGTTTATGATGGACCAAGTAAAGTCCCTCCCTTGTGCTAAAATCGTATTGACACAACAATATGCTCACATGTTAGAGACTCTCCAACCAGGTCAAACTTGGAATCAATATGGGTTTTTAAAATGTATTACCACATCTGAAAAACAAAAAGAATACATTACTCGTGTTTTTAGAAACATTTCATATGATGTCATTGAACCCTACATTTCTGACAAGTTTCAAAAAAGAACTTTACCTCCAATGCCAATAATTGGAGTTCATTCGAGAGAACAAGAAGACACTGTCAACTTAATCAAAACATTCTACCTTCGTTTCCCACAATATCGTTGGTTTACATTTAGAGACATGAGAGGTTTGACTGAAGAACAATTCGCGGATGCGCTTAAAGAGTGTTTTGTTTCGGTTTGGATTGATAGGAAAAGTGCCTATGGTACATTCCCATTGGAATCAATGAAAGTTGGCGTACCTGTAATTGGTATTCAGCCTGAATTAGTTCCTTCTTGGATGAATGAAAACAATGGTATTTGGGTCAAAGATGAAATTATTCTTCCTGAACTTTTAGCAGATTGGTCACAGAATTGGTTAGAGGACAACATCTCTGAAGAGGTTTACACAAATATCAAAAACACCGCGGATTCGCTTCAAACTCGTGAACAATACGAAGCAAAAGTTATCGAACTTTTTGAATCCTACCTAAACAATAGAGCGTCTTCTATGGAAGAACAAATATCTAAATTTTCTGAATAAGTTATGAGTAACAAATTAGACTTAACAATTATCCTACCAATCAAATCTTCTTTAGCGAAAGATTTTGATGAGTATTTTACTAAAGCAATTGGGTCAATCAAAAACCAAAAAGTTCAAGTACAAGAGTTGTTGATTGTAGCAACTGTAGAAGAACAACTAAATTCATATTTGGAATCTTATGATTTTGGTGAATTAAATGTTAGAACTGTTGTTTGGAATAAAGAACCAAGTTACAGTACTCAAGTTAATTTTGGTATTGAACAATCAACCACAAAATGGGTCTCGTTGTTTGAATTTGATGATGAATATGCCAATATTTGGTTTGATAACGTCCAAAAATATATCGAGTTTTTTCCTGAAGTTCAGGCGTTTTTACCAGTAGTAGTGGACACCGATGAAAAAGGAGTTTTTGCTGGTTTCACCAATGAAGCAGTATTTGCCGCTAACTTCTCACAAGAAATGGGTATTTTAACAAATGATGTTTTACAAGATTATCAAAACTTCCAAACATCAGGTATGGTCTTTCAAAAAACTGTTTATGATGATTTTGGTGGTTTTAAATCAAGTATCAAACTTACCTTTGTCTACGAGTTTCTACTGAGACTTACATATAATTCAGTAAACATCATGACTATCCCTCGTTTGGGATATAAACATACGAATATGAGAGAAGGCTCGGTGTTTTGGAACTATAAGTTTGGTGGAGAAAGAATGGTCGATGACGAAGTAAAGTTTTGGGTACAAACGGCAAAAAAAGAATACTTTTTTAGAGACGATAGAACCATAAATTATACTTCAGAAAATGTTTAATGATTGAGGCTTTAACGGCACAAACCGAAGATGTCACATCAAAAAAAAGGGGTAGGAAAGCAACTACAACTAATTATTTTGATGTGCGTGAGGAGGAGGCTGTAAGAGCCTTTCTTATCGCCGAATCCTACGAAGAAAAAAATAAAATTTACAACCAATTTTTACGAGGTCCTTTAGATAAGATGATATCTTCGATTATTCGGAGGTACAAGTTGTATAGGAAAGATATGGATTTTAGAGAAATTAATGTGGATACACATTCTTTCCTGATGACCAAAGTAGATAAGTTTAAACCCGACAAAAATAAAAAGGCGTATTCATACTTTGGTACAATTTGTAAAAATTATTTGATGGGTCAAATCATTAAAGACCAAAAAGAAACTAATCGTAAAATTTCCTACGAAGATATTTCTTCAAGTCTTGAGGAAAGACCTGACCTGACATATGAAATTGATATTGACGTTGTTGAGACCGATTTATTAATTAACACATATCTTTCCGATTTGAAAAATTTTATTGCAAACGAAAATCTTTCAGAAAGTGAAAAGAAACTTGGATATGCTCTAATTGACCTATTTGAAAATTACGATTCAATTTTTGCTGGTACTGACAATAACAAATTCAATAAAAACATCATTCTTTTGTCATTGAGAGAGATGACAAACTTAACAACAAAAGAAATACGAAACTCCATGAAAAAGTTCAAAAAACTTTATCTTTTAGTCCAAACTAAAATGAAGGACTAAAAAATTTTGGGTTTCGTGGTTCAAAATATTTATTAATATGCCAAGACCGCAAAAAAAAGAAATTAATTTCACGAAGGATTCCATCTTATCCTTGATGCAGGAAATCTATAATGAACTTGTAGAACAAAGAAATACTGCAATAAGGATTCAAAACAAGATGATTTCAATGATGAAGGAACCTGAAGACATGAAGTCGATTGGTCCTGTTATCGAAAAACAACAAAGAGTAATCAATGATTGTGTCGAAAAAAAATTAACCCTTTCAAAACTTCAGTCAAGTATTTGGGAAAAATCAAACAGCAAACAAGATAATTTTAGTTTGTCAGATTTAGACGACGACTTGATAAATTCACTCATTGACAAAGACTCAAATGTGGATGATGAACCCACATACAAAATGAAGTAAAATGCCTTTAAAAGATTTTCTTCAATCAACCGACATTGCTCAGAGCTACAAAGATATTGATAGTCAAATATCAGCTCTCCAAGCTTATAACGCCGTTTCACAAAGTGAGGTTGATACTCAAAAACTACAAGGAAATTCACAAGCTCAATATACGGGAATCTACGCGACACAACTCAATAAGATTGCCGAACAACAAAAACGATTTCAAAGGAATACTCCAACATCATATAACGAGTTAATTAAACTGATTGGAGCGACTAAAGGTAAAGGACCCGAGTCTTTGAAAGAAATTAGGAAAATTTTTTTAGAGTCAGCATTGAAACTTGAACCTAAAGTTGGTCAAATAGTTGCTGAAGAAGCCTTTAAAGTCTTAGGGTGTTCACAAGAACAAACATACAAAGCGATTAGTCAAATAACATTACAAACCATACCATCCTTGGGTGATTTAGGCCCACAAGAAGGGGTTTATGTTCGCATTCAAGACATAGATTGGAGCGGGTCTTTAAAGTTAAAGACAACATCAAAACTCGGAAAAATCTATTACGAGAAAAAACAGATTGGAAGTCTAACTCAGTATATTAACTACGGAGGTCAACCCGAAAAGTTTCCAATGAATTTTGAACTTAGGGAACGTATTGAAAACAACAATACATCTTTTAAAGACCAATTTGGTGTTCCATACGACGGAGTTTCACAACAAAACATTTTTGATATCAAGTACTCCCCAACAAACGAGAATCAAGTACAAGGGGACTACTTTAGAGTATTCTTATTAGACAGAAGTGGTTCTCCTATAACACCTCCCCCTGGTAGTCCTTTAATCTACTCAGCCAATACTATTGGACAATCTTTAATTGATTATTATAAAACCCTAAAAATGTTTGATGCAAAAACATTATTGGGTAATTTGTTAAATTTAACTGTTTGTACTTTGAATAATTCTCTTTCAATCAATCAAATTGAAGGTCAAACAAGACTAAATCTTATAATCAATAGAATCTTAGGAAGATGTGAGGGTGGAGAGTCAGAAATAGATGTCGCAGGTACTGCAAAACTATCCGAACTTGATGTGGTTGATGACCAATTTTTCGAATTTACAGAACAAGATGAACGATTTATTAATCAAACCGCAAACAACTTTAAAAACAACGTTGTAGAATACGTGGAGTGTGATAATATCAAACTACCTGTTGATAATGATTCACTTCAGGACCAATTGATTGATTTGGGGGACCGTTTAGAAAATCTTACTATTGAGGAACAAGTTTCTGAAATGGAAAGAATATTGGATTCTATTCCGGAAAAATGGGCTCAAGATACTTTAAGACCAACGATAGATTTACAAAACCCATTTAACCAAGATTTATTGGACAAATTTCAAAACGCCATCATTACCTCTGTTCTAACACCTAAACATCTATTACCGATTTTAACTTTTCAACAAGTTATACAAAACCAAGTTTTGGGGTTTGCCAACAATATCGTAGTTCAGGGGAACCAAGTTGTACAACAAACTAATACACAAATTGGTCAGGCAAATAATTTGAATAGTCAAATAAACCAACAAGTTTTAAGCGGAGTTGATTTTGTTAAGAAATTTAAAAAGTTTGTGTTTGGTGTTGTAGGAAGAATTTTGGAATTATTTTTAGAAATTCTTTTTGAGATTTTGAAAAAGGAACTACTAAGATTAATCAAAACAATTCTAAGAGACATATACAAATCTACAAGAAACAAGTATGTTTTAATGGTGAGCTCTCTTTTAGAAGTTGGTGAATTTGTGATAGATACTTTCACGAGTTATCGAGAGTGTAGGTCTTTGGTTGCTCAAATACAAAAGATTTTAAAACTTATTTCAAGAAACATCCCACTTAGTCCAGGCATAAGTCGAGAACTTCTTTTTCTATCCAAGGGATTACCAGGTATATCTTCAGAACGAGCGGTTTTAAGGTCAATTCAAATCATGCAAAAATACGGAATTCCGACGGGACCTCTACCCGATGGTTCACCCAATAAAATGGTACAATTCCTAATAGCACAGACCGGTGGAACATACGATGAGTTCTTGGCTAACGGAAAACTTCAAGCCTTTGGTATAACACCCCCTGTTGCTGGTGGCTATGTTGAAATATTTGGTAAAGCGACATAATATGACACAAGAAGAATTTAAAGTAATACAGGAAAACGCCGTCAACGTAGACAAGATACCAAACACCAAACTTGAGGAGAGTATGGATAAACTTTCTCAAGAGTTTGAAGAAATTAAAAACTCAATCATTGGGATGAGTTTTTATTTGGATAAAATTGAAGAACTTTACAATAGGATATTGAAAGAATATCAAAATCGAAATGGCGGAGCGTAATTGGTTTTATGGTAAGGTTGTAGATAACCAAGACCCTCTTAATTTAGGAAGATGTCGAATCCAAGTCATCACAGATAGGATTGCCGCAATCCAGTTAGGTGCTGGTAATGGTTTCAATCAACTTCTTGATAAATGGCAAGACAACGACCCATTTGTTTTCAACTCGCTACTTCCAATCTTTGTTTACTCCGTACCTCAAATTGATGAATTAGTACAGGTTTACTATCACAATTCGGATGCGCCATTTCTTAACAGATATTACGTTCAAGCCCCATTTTCAAGGATACAAAATATTGGTCAAGAAGATTACAATCAAGAACAAAAATATACCGATATTAATGGTCTGCAAATTTCGGGGGCGACCTTTATTAGAAACTTAGACGGAAGTTACAAAGATACTCGAAGTAGGGGAGTGTTTCCTGAACCCAGTGATAAAGCAATCATGGGTCGTGGAAGTGCGGATATGATTGTAAAAGAGGATGAGGTTCTCTTGAGAGCGTCAAGATTTCAAGGACAACTTAGAAACGGTGTATCCCCCATTGCCAACCCCAATCGAGCATTCCTTCAACTCTCAAAACTACAACAAAAAGTCAGTTTTGGTGCCCTTCAAAAACAAGGTCAAGTTAGTGTCAAAAACGTACAGGTAAAATTCTTGATTGAATATGACCTTACCAATCCTGAAACACAACTTTCTCCCCCCGTCTTTAATGGTTCGGTAAGATTATACAGATTACTTCCATCTCCACTCACAACCTCAGACAATCTTAAAGTGGATTCAAATGTGGAGAATTTGAAACTGATTGTTGCTCAAGAGAACTTTAGTAATTTAGACCAAGTTTCCACAATAAATTTTATTAATGGATTTATTGATACTTGTAATTCAAAATTAAAAACCAAGACTGGAGTAGTGTTGTTTAATGTGTTGGAAGACAGGTTCCCAATTTTCTTCAGACCAACTCCACTGAATTATAATTTGATGAAAACATCCACGGATTCTTTCACAAAAAGTAATTTATCCGCCATATATCAAAGTATTAAATTAAACACAAACGATAAACGAGGAGGGTGGGGATTAATCATCGAACAAAACAAAACAGGTCAACCCCTACAACTTGTAATCCAATCTTTTCGTGATAGAATTAATTCGGCGGTTCCTGAAACGTATGGATTGATGGGGGCAAACTACCTTTATCTTCTATCACAATTCTCATCAATACCAGGCAAAGAAAAAATTAATTTTGACAATTCATTATATGGGTTCAATGAAGAACAAATAGGTTTTAATATTCGTCCTAATACATCTTCTATGGTCAGAGGGGAAGAACTATTGGAACTACTTAATTTCATTGTTAGATTCGTTATTTCCCATACCCACGCGTTCCCTGGTGAAGCTCCCGTCCCCGTTACAGAAGACGGTATTACCGTAGCTCAGGTATTAACCGCACTTAATGACGCCAACCAAAAGGTACTTAATCAATATATTCGTTTGAATTGATATTTATTAGAAAAACTAATTGATGTCAATTTTAAGGTCGTATTTTGGTCGTAACGATACACTACTTTCAAACACCTATACAAACACGGGTAGAAACCCTGTAGTAGAGTTAAATTTTGGTTCATCCGACTTGGTTGTACCGAACTTTGGTTTTACTCGTTTTATCTTTGATTTAGACTTAGACCTTCTTCAAGAAAAACTTGCCACAGGAGAAATCTCAACAGGTTGTACCTCAGCAATGACCCATACCCTAACAATGACCAACACATCGTCATTCGATGATGATTTGCTCAATACCAATATGTCTAACGGAAGAAAAAGAGCAACGTCATTTGATTTGATTCTTTTTAGAATACCAAAGTTTTCAGGTACTACAGGAACCCCCCAACTATGGGACGAAGGTGTTGGGTATGACTATACTCAAGCACTAACAAAAAATGGAGTTTCAGGTTCAATCACCGCGATACAACAGAACAATGACATTATGTTCTCAACAAGACCAGCCAACTGGTACCAAAGAACTACCGTGAACAATTGGTCTCAACCTGGTCTCTACGACAACTCCAATAGTCTTACAGGTTTGACAGGACTAAATTATTCAGCCATCACAATAATTGATGAACAACACTTCGAGTTTGGTAATGAAGATGCAAATTTTGATATGACCAACGAAATCAATTCAATACTTGATGGTTCATTAACAGGTGTTACTGGGTGGGGAATCGCCTACAAACCAGACCTCGAAAGACTAACAGGACTTACAGAGTCTTATAGTGTTGGTTTTTTTGGAAGGTTAACTCAAACTTTCTACCAACCATTTCTACAGACAACATACAACGACCTTATTCAGGATGACAGAAATCTGTTCCTAAAAAACCAAACAAATAAATTGTATTTATACATTTATCAGAATGGTGATTTTAAAAACTTGGATGAACTTCCTGTTGTTGATGTGTTAGACCAATCAGGTGACCCTGTCGTGGGGGCTGAAGGACTAACAGCATGTACCGTGACTAAAGGTGTATATGAAGTTACAATTCCGAATGTATTTACAGGTTCACCAACGCCGTGTGTATTTTACGATAATTGGACTAACTTGAAGATTAACGGACAAAATATTCCAACGGTCGAAAATCAGTTTATTCTACAAGCCTATCAAGCTGGAATTCAAATTGGGTCATTATCTCAAGAACCCAAAAAATATGGATTCAGTTTTTACGGTATTTTACAAAACGAAAAAATTCTTAACACCGAGACACGAAAGATTGGGGTTGTTGTAAAACAAGAATGGTCGGCAAATGTCATGTTAGAAAACGTTGACGTTTATTACAGAATTTATGTTAGAGAAGGTACTACAGAAGTTCAGGTTCAAGATTGGACACCTGTAAATCGTACACCCAACGAATACTATTTTATCTTTGATATGAGAGATAAAATACCTAACGAATACTTTGTGGACATCAAAGTGGATACAAGCGGGGAAAAAGATATTTATAAAAACACATTACAATTCCAAATTGTTAATAAAAAATGAAAAAGGTAATCAAACTCACAGCAACAGACTTACAAAAATTAGTCAATAAAGTTATTAAGGAATCAGAACATGAACATAGTCGTTATATGTTCTTCAGTAATCTTGAACAAATCAAAAGACAAGCAGAACTTTTATTGGAGTTAGATGATGAGGTAATCAATCATATTTTGGAAAACGGTCACGATTGGGCTGACGACCACATTACCGTTGCAAAAGAAAACATGGACCAAGTTTTTGATTTTCTTATGAACGAAACTCAAGATTCTGAAATGGATATGTCTATGATGGATGATGTTACCATAATAGAGGGAAGAAAGAAAACAGGTACTAAGTTGTGTGCAAGAGGTAAAGCAGCCGCAAAATCAAAATTCGATGTGTACCCAAGTGCTTACGCAAACGGATACGCCGTTCAAGTTTGTAAAGGTAGAATGCCAGGTCTCGATGGAAAAAAAAGATGCTCGGGAGTATATTGTTAACTTTGTAGTTTGAATTTGATGTTGTATATTTGTAGTCAAATATCTACATATGTATAACCTCTACCACAAGTTCCGTCGGTTTGTTCAAAGACAAACCATCCGTGTTTTCCGTTACATTGAAACGGATTATGAAAAATCAATTTACGAAAACGACTCTATTTCAATTTGTAAGACGTTGATTAATCATAAAGAATCAACATTGTTACTTACACCAAGAAGTGGGAAAAGATATATTAAAAGTGAAACTTCGGATGTTTTTATTATTCTTGACAGTCATAGAATCAAAATCATTAATCACGTCTATGCCTACGATATCTATGTTACAGATAAACCTTGGACAAAGTTGTTAGACTACTTTGATACAGAGGTTGAAAAAAGAAGAGATGAATTTGAAAAACAAATTACCTCTAACATTCAAAGTTCACTAAAAAAGATTTTACACGAAGTTAAATGAAACATCCCTTCCATACCTTATTTTACATTGGTTTTTTAACTATGCTCTTTGTTGGGACATTTTTGACTCTTTTAGTTATTAACCTCAAAGACATCCTTCCTTCAACTCTCGGTAAAAGTGAATTACGAGTTGTTAATCAAGACCCAATTGTCGCAATACCTATTGAAATTTTGAGTGGACCAACACCTCAAATAAAACCTATAGAGAAAGTAGTGGTACCAAAAAAAACAGAAAAAAAGGGGGAATTACCAACTCAAACAAATTTGGGCGATACCAATAAAACATCTGAAATACCTCAAGATACCTGTAAACCATAGTCCTTCACCTGATAAAAAGGATACAACTATAAAAAAGACTCCTTAAGAACTTTCTGTATTAGGTCTCTCAGTCCCTCATTTTTTTTCTTTGGTTTGTAAGACGTCATAGTTGGTTTGTTACCCTTACCAACTTTGGGGTCTTTTTTTTCGGCGGCTCTTTTTTGAGCACAAGCAGCTTTTTTCTGTGCATCAGTCATTTTTGACGCCACACCCGCGGCTCTACACTTAGGATATCCCTTTGACTCCCCTTCAGGTCTACCACAGGGTGGATGTCCGCCACCTTCTTTTTTTCTACAAATGTTTACCCAAGGACCTTTGGGTTGTTTGGACCCTTTTGGTTTTTTCTTTGTACCAAACCATACCGCTAAATCTTCTTTTATCATAATTGGTTCGTAATCTGATTTAGGTAGATTGGCAATTTTTTTAATATAGTCAGGTGTACCAGGTTGTTTAACGGCACTTGGGTCGTATCCATTAATTGGATTACCTCCAGCATCATTTTGTGTGAAATTTTTCTTGGCAATTTTTGCCTTTTTAAGGGCAATTCTTTCGTTCTTAGAAATTTGTTTCTTGTTTGTTTGCATCTGACCGTCGTATGAATCATAGGCATTGGCGTTCGACACATATTCTGAAGCAGGAATATCAAAAGGGGCGACAGTATGTTTATCCCAAATGTGTGGAGCTAAATTCAAAGGTACTTTGAAACTACCAGCATTAACCGCTCCTGTGGATTCCTTTAAATTTTTCTTTTCCATAGTATATTAACATAAATAGTTTGAAATAAAAAAATGGAAGAATTTAATTCAATAGGTGTTTTGTTTGATAAAATCCAATATACAGGACCCGAGGATTTTGAAAAATTAGTTTTAGATTTATCAGAACCTCAAGCATTTTATGTTTTACAGGTTGCTTTAGAGAAATCTTACCACTCCGGCATATTTACATTACAAGAGGCAGAAATATTGTCCAAATCTTTAAGAATGTTAAATAAACCATCCATAGAAAAAGAAATTTAAAATAAGTCCGTTAAGGACTTTTTTTTTGCTTAGTTATGACTGAAAAAGATATTATCAAAAAAATTGTAGAGGGAGAACTCAAATTAACCATGGCAGTTAGAAATGGTCATAAACCATACATTGGTGACAAATATCAACCCTTAAGAACTGAAGTAGAAATTTTCAGGTGTTTGTATTTTGGTTACGATTCTAAATTTTGTAAACACGGGAAATAAAAAAAGGGGACCGAGGTCCCCTTTAGTTTGTATATTGAGATAGATTATCTCAATTCTCTCAAGTCGAATGTTCTTACACCATCAACTGTGATACGTCCGTAGAAACGGTTGTTCACCACCTTCTTAGCGTATCTGGTCATGATACCCTTGATTGGTGTAAAGTTGAATGGGTTGTACATTGTAGGAGTGAGTTGTAGAGGTACATACGGTGCGTAGATGTAACCTGTGTCAAGTAACGATGTACCTTTGTGACCCAACAATACTTGGTTTGCTGGGAAGTAAGGGTCACGGTAAACTTGATATCTACCTGCCAATGTTCCAACTCTCTCAATACCCATGTTGTATTGGTCTTGCTCAGGAGCTGCGTTTGATACGTGGAAGTACTCCAAGTCGTCAAAGATAGCCGATACCTCAGAAGATACAACAATCCAGTTAGCTCCACCTCTCAAAGTAGATTTGTGGATTTGTGCTGAGATTTGGTTGATTGCTGTGATAAGGGTTTGGTTCCAGTCCTTCTGAGTGTAAGGGTTTGAACCATTTCCATTTCCAAGTCTCTTCCAACCGTTGTAATCCCATCTCAAGTTCCAAGCCGCAGCTTTTCTCAAGTCTCTCAAGATTTCACGGTCAATTTCAGCAGCTACTTGTTCAGACAATAACGCTGTCAATTCAGCCTCAGCGTCAATGTTGTGGAACGCAGCTACGTCTTGAGCCATTTCAGGTGACCATTGTGCTCTCAACTTTCTTTCAGTAACAGAAACTGTTACAGACTCAAGGTCGAAAGAAACTTCACCTAATCTGTCTTCGAATTCCAAGTTCTTGTAAATTCTGTAAGTAGTGATGAATGAAGTGTTCACAAGTGAGTTCGAAGAGAACGATGAACCTGTGTAACCATCCATAGAAGGACCACATGTAACACAAACTGGTGTCTGAAGGTCAACTTCCAAGTAGATTTTACCGTAAGCATCACAGACGTTATAGTAAGTTCCACCATCAGTCTTAGAGTTGGGGAACCCTAATGTTACATCTTGACCGTATTGAACGATACCATCACCATATCTTTGAGTAACAACTCTAAAGAGATAGTTGTTCTGAGTGTTTGCTGACGTGTAAACGTTTCCAAGTACTCCTCTGATTTCCAAACCTGCAAGGAAAGTTTCAGTGTCCATTGGGTTACCATCAGGACCAATCAATTGACCAGCACCTGCGTTTGCAAAACCTGACATAACAAGAAGAACTTTTCTATAGTTATCAAGTCCATACGCTGTTAGAATCAATTGGTCACCAGCCCAAGCTACTGTAGAACAGTCACCTGTGATTGCCGAGAACTGACCTCTTGAGTAGTCGTAAAGACCTGGTGGGTCAAGAGCTGGTTCGTTACCTTCGTAGAATCTATCGTAAAGGTCTTTAGTGTTTTGGTAGTCATAACCGCTGTTAGGTGTTTGGTCTGCAGCTGCGTTAGGAGAACCGTAAGGTGCCCAGTGTTGATTCTGTGCATTCTCGTATGATTGAATGTTAGGTACGAAGTAGAACAACTTACCGATAGGTAGGTTCATAGCTTGTACTGATACGATATCGTTAGCCAAAAGTTTAGAGAAAACTCTTCTAACGATTGGGAAAACTACAGTTTCGAAAGAACCTGAGTCAGCCGTTGAAGATGCTTCATTGATTAAGTGTGAAGCTTGGTTTTCATACAACTGAGCTACGTTCTCCTTAAGGTGACCCTTAAGTCCATCGAGGAAACCTAATTTTTCCCATTTGTTGATTGTGTCTTCTTTGATAACTTTAAGGTGCTTAAGACCGATGTTACCAACAAGACCTGATTCAAGTAATGCTCCCATTTTTTTAATTTTTTTTAAGGAATTTTATTTTTTTAAATTTTTGACATCAAATCCTTAATTCTCATGAACTGAGGATTTTCGTATGTCTTAGATTCAATCAATGAAGCTGAGGAACCTGAAGTCATTTGATTGTTGAGTTTTCTTTCAACGTTCTCATTGACACTCTGTGTTGTGGTTTTACCCAATTCTTCTTTGATTGTCTTATAGAGAGATTTTGATTCTTTAAGATTTTCTACAGAATCAAATCTTCTTAAGATATTGATTTTTTCTTTTTTGGTAGTCGAATGTTCAGTGAACAAACGGGTCGCGTATGCCAAGTTTGAGTTAAATACAGCAACTTCATTAAGTTTCTCTCTGAAAATGTTGAGTGCTTGTCTGTACTCCTCATTTTTCTCTCTGAGAACTTTTAATTCAATTTCTACAGATTCAACCTTCACACCATTATTACCATATACGTAATTACGGTTGTTAGTGATTCCTTTTCTCAAACCTCTACCCTCTTTAGAGCCCATTCCATAAGTTCTAGCAGCCTCTTTCGTTTCTTCTTTTTCGTAATCTTTGTAATGTCCTTTCTTTTCGCCAGATTTCTTTTCAACACCGTCTACTTTCTTACGTCTGTATTCGTGTTTCTTAGAACCATAGTCCTCTTCCATTTCACCTTCTGTTTCACCTTCTTTAAATTCGAATTTAGCTTTGCCAGTTCCCATAGTTTTGGGACCCTCTTTTTTATCTTCATCGAAGCCCTTTTTAGGTAATGACTTATCATACTTAAATTTGGGACTTCCTATACCAACGCCTTTTGGTTTTACAGTCATCTTAGCTTCTTCGAGATTGTATTCTTCAGAACCTTCTTCCATTTCAGAGTCATACATTTCTTCGTCCATTTCCATAGACCCTTCCATTTCCTCTTCATCCATTTCCATAGATTCTTCCATCTCGTCGTCTTCTGACATTTCGATTTCATAGACTACTTCGTCGTCCATTTCTTCTTCCATTTCTTTAGAGTTAGAATTATACAAAGCAGATAATACAGCTTCCAAGTCAGGGTCAGCCTCATCAAGTTCTTCGAACTCCATGTCACCTTCTTCTAACTCTTCGTCCATTTCTTCCGATTCGTTCATTTTAACGATGTATTCCACATCTTCATTATTGTCCTTAATATGAACTTCGTCGTCATCTTTAGAAACAATAATTCCGTCTTCTTCACCCATAGCTTTGAAAATTTTCAAAATTTCCTCGTCTGATGCGTCTCTTAAATCGATAGTATCATCTGAAAAATCCATTTCGAGTTCGTCTTCCGACTCGTCGTCATCCTCAGAATTACCCATGTCAAAATCAACTTCATCTTCATCACCCATAGTATCCATAGGTAATTCCAATTTGGTATCGACTTCAATCTCATCTTCGACATCTTGTTCGGTAAGAGATTCTTTTACTAACTGACTGATTTCTTCCTTCATTGTAGAAGCAAGTATTCCTTTTGCGTTTTCGGCTATAACATCTTCAACGTTTTTCATTTGAATCAGAGCCTCTTCAACTAAATTTTTAGTTTCTTGCATAAAAAAATGTTATTATTTACCTTATAAATAGTGTAGTAAATAAAAAAGTTCATTTCTGTCACATCCAAACGGATGAAATGACAGAAATGAACAACAAAAAAAAAGTGGGTTACCCCACTTCTAATTAATCGATTACTTCATCAATCTTACTTTCGCTTACTGAAAAAATTCTCCAATCGTGTTGAAACCCTGTATACTTCTCAGTAACTTTAGCCTCAACGTCAGTAACGGAATAACCCTTTACCAACTTCTCCTCTCGGATTTTTTTAATTCTACCTGAGTTTTCATCAGGCATATCGTAAACAACTTTCGCTACAAAAAATTTCTCATCCATGTTTTTGATTTTTTTATCTTGTTAAAAAATCGGATAATTTTTTCATTAAATCAACAGATTTTTCCATTCCGTGACTCTGAGCGAGTTGTTTTTTTTCTTCATCAAGATTTTCTTCGTATTGAGTCCTGTCATCAACATCACTGAATAGATAAGCGCCAGGTGTTGAAGGTGAGGATACCAAATCGAAACAAATTAACTCGAAATCATCTTGTACTTCATTTTGTTCACCCTTTTTAGCCAAAGAACCTACACCTCTTGAAGAAACTCCCATCGTAACACCTTGTCTCATTAAGTTAGCTGCTATGTCTCCCTTTGTGGATACAATCCCCTTTTCGTGAAAACCTGGTGAAGTGAGAAGTTTGAGTTTTCCCATCAAGATATTTCCATCCCACCAAATATCAGTGATTATGTGGGATACTCTATCGAGGTCAATTAATGAAGATTCAGGGTGATTCAACTCTGAAGTTGAAAGTCCTTTCTTAATAATGTTTTTGTACTTGTCAGCTTCTCTTTTGAGAATTCTTTCAGGGTATACCCTACCATTACGATTAGGTACACCATACTTCTGTAGAACGGCGTAGAATTCAAAAGGGTTTCTATAATCTAAATCTTTTTGTTCTTTTAAAAAATCTTCATTTAGTATATCTTTGGGTGACACATATCCCGCGTCCATTTCAATAAGGATACCCTTACCCGTATCACGAGGACCCAAAATTTTTAAATCTTTCATTATCTCTTTTAGAGATAAATATTAGGATATAGGTTAGTTTTCTTTTCACCCGTTTCTTTAGAGTTGGAAAAGACAAAATAATCATTTTTCATAACACAATCTTTGTAGACTTCCCTCAAAATTTTCTTGATTGAATCTTTTAATTTATTTCCTTTGAAATCCAATTTTTCTTTAGTAAATAAATTAATCTCTAAATTCATGAAAGAATGTTTTTCTAATCGAATACCACTTGTCCTTAAGTCTAAATCCACAATAAAATTTTCTTTGAACAAATTTCGGTCTAAACTCTCGTATACAGAATGTTTCACATCACGAGATAAATTACCTACCACACGGGTCCAATTTTCGGAATCTTGAACGGGAATTACCCACGTTTGAATGTTTATGTATAATGATTTAAGATTTTTTGAATCAACTGTACCGTACAAAGTTTTTAATGAATCGTATTGGTTAATCTTTACTGTTTTCCCTTTTTTCACGTGGGTTGAAATATTTCTTTCCGTTTATTTTCTTTAATTATAGGAGTCTTTTTCGGATTTCCAAAATATTTCTTAAATATGCTAATTGTAATTGTTAACTCAAACATAGAAAAAGCTTTAAAGACTTTGAAATCCAAAGTAATCAAAACCAAACAGTCCCAAATTTTGAATGGGAGAAAAGAGTTTACGAAAAAATCAGTAGTTAGACGAAAACAAAAATTGTCTGCAATTTACAAACAGAAACTTAATTCTCTTGACTAAGTGACTCTTCGAGTTGTTTTAGTCTAATATAATTAACTTGGTCAAAATCTTCCAACTGAATTTTTTCAATTGTTTCTGAAATTCTTGTTTTCATTTCAGATTCAGATTGTTCCTCGTATAAAGAATTTAATTTTGAAATTGTGGAATCTTTCAGGTTTGTATATTCTTTTTCCAAGTCATCCGACTTAGATGCCAAGATGTGAAACACTTCTTTTTTTGTTGTTTCATCCAAACTTGTCAAATAATTTTGAATAGTTTGATTAGCTATGTTTACCATCGATTTGATTGGTATATTAACAGATTCTCTTTTCTTTGAAGTTTCAGTCATCAAAGCTTTGAGAATATTTTTTCTTGACTCTAATCTTTCTTGGATGTTGATTTTGGTGTAATAAACCAAATTGTCCAAATCTTCGTAAACATTAACCACATCACCACCTTTCTTGGGGAGTTGAGTAGTCTTGAGAATATGTCTAATCACTTCAATACCTTCGTCAAGGTATTCTCTTGCCTCCGTTTCTTTCAAACCTTTAGGTGACAATAAATCATCATACAAAGAGTATAGTTTGGCAAAATTTTTATTTTCTAAAACGTTATGTTTGAATTCCCTTAAAGTTTGTTTAAAGGAAGTAGGCTTGTTGTATGATTCAACTAAGTTTTTTTCAATTATGGATTTTATCTGTCCGAAGGTCATTGGGGTTGTATTTTATCAACAATAAATATTACGAATTCAACAACTTGTCTAATTCATCCCCAATTTCTCCTAAAGATTGTTGCCCCACACCCAAATCCAAAAATTTACTACTCCACATATCACTTTCAATCAATATATTCATGTCCCTCTTTTTTGACTCGGGAGTAATTTCTCCACCTGCGGTAGCAGCGGCAGCTTCTTCACCTGCTGGCGGAATTTCACCACCCAAGTCAGGTTCTCCTGTTTCTCCCCCTAAATCAGATAAACCACCCGGCATACTTGGTGGTGGAACAGTTTCTTCTCCCGCAGCGGTTGCTTGAGCGGTGGTTTCACCACCACCTTTTGTTCCATAAAGTTTGTCAATAGTATCAAACAATCCTGTCTTACTGATAACGACAGGAGTCTGTTTCAATTCCTCACCAATAGCTCTTTCAAGACGTTGTTGTAACAAGTCCAAACGAATTTCCTCATCAGAGAAATTAAAGATATGTTTTTTTGCCCAAGTAGAGGAAGTTGGTTGAATTCCATTACCAGGGTCTGAAACCATGTCACGATAAAGAAGAACTTTTTCTTTCCAAATGTCTACCTTCAACAAATCAGCTTGAGTTGATGGGTTGGTCAGTCCTAAAGTGAAATTCGAAATTTCTTCCTCAAATCCTAACAAGAAAAGGTGAACAATTGCAATTTTGTTCAACTCCTGAATCATGGACTTTTGAATTCTATTGATGGTACGTGCGAAACGAATATCCATCAACGCTAAAGTTTTACCATCTCCAACCGTTTCTTCGAATCCGAGAAAAGCCTTAGGAATACGAAGAGCTGTCACCAACTTTTTTTGAATGTATTCAATATCCGCAATTTCAGACAAGTTCTGAGCTCCCGCCAAAGTTTCAATTGGTGAAGGTGTCGATGGGTCACGAACAGGTATAAAGTAATCTTGGTCTACCGCCATTTGGTTGAATCTCATATCAACTTGCCCTGTTTTCGAATCAACAATTTGTTGTCTCTTAAACTTATTGGCAACACGGTTTACATATGCTTCAACATCGTCATCGTTCATGTTTCCAACATAAACTTTGAAGATACGTCTTTCAGGCGCTCTCGAGGTACGATAAATCAACATTGCATCTTCTGACAACAACAATTGTTTCCAAATTCTACGTGACTTTTCTAACATGGAAGTACCATAAGGAAGTTTTCTGTCATCACCTAATAATCTGAAGTGAGCAATTTCCCATGGTTGAAATTCCATGTTTCTTGTTTTCCATTGGAAAGTAAGACCCTTGTTTTCTTTTGAAGGTTTGACATCAGATGTAATATTTCTTTCCATCATACCTGTTTCAAATCTTTCGATTTCGATGTTTGGAAGTTGTTGACAACCAATTACCCCTTTTTCGGGGTCCAAACGTAGGTATACAAAATCATCACCATACTTACATGTATTTCTTGTCCACATAGGTAAGTTGGTGTTGATGTCCAAGTTATTATTGAACAAGTCGGCTAACACTGATTTGATTCTTTTTGATTCAGAATAAATCTGTAGAATATACCCATCTTCATTTGGTGTGGTAGATTCTTCGGCGTAAATGTCTAAAGCGGCTGAAATTTCAGGGGTATATTCCATGGACTCGAAATCGTAGTACGAAGCCAATCTGTTTGGTTCGTAGTAGATTGCTTGTGTGTAAAGATTACTCTCAACTTTAGCAAATTGGTTTGCCAAATAAACACTTTGTTGACCCTGTAATTTTTCTTTCTCGTAAGTGGCTTTGTCTGTAGTTCTCAGAAGTTCTTTTTTGTCGAACTTGTAAGTTGGGAAATCTTGACTCAGTAAAGCATCAGGACCGAGAGCCCTCGATAACCTTTGCCATACTGTCATATTCTTTTGGTCCATATTAGGATAAACTTAACTTAGTGTAGTACATAATAAATACTAACGGATACCAAATAACCATCCGTATTTCTGATAATCCTCACGAGATACTTGTTGGTTTGGTCTACCCATTCCATTTTGATTCGGGAATTGTGGAATCATTGGATTAAAAAAATCAGACCTTTCAGTATTTTCATTCACATGGGTCGCCCATGAATTAATCATCGCTTTGGTATGGTTGGTAACCTTTACCAAAGATGGAAAAGCCGCCTCCGCGGCATAAAGAGCGATGGCGATAGACATGATACAATCATCATGATGACCTCTTTGGTGGTCAGGTCTTCCATTGATGTAAACAAATGTACCCATTTCATTAATCAAACGACTACTCCTAACTTTAAACTCATGTCGAATGTTTTCTTCGAATGCCGCAATAATTTGGACTCTTTTACTATTGAAATTAATTCCAGGTATTTTGTCTTTGACTCTTGGGTCAAACTTCCACAAATTTGTCATATCCACCCCATCATAGTAGAACAACTCGTACCCAAGTTCTTGTAATTTTCTTGAAGTAGCGACACCCATTCCTCCAGTCAAATCCGTAACACAAAGTGCGTTGTACATATTACCCCACTTGTAACCAATCTCCGCTAAAATATCAGGTGGGACTTTTCCAACAAATTCCAATACCTGTTCTCTACTGTCAAAATCAATAATTTCAATACATGAAAAATCCTCGGAATCACCACGGGAAACGTCAATTCCCATGACATATTTGTGTCCGTTCTCAGGTTCTTTCCAAATCCAAAGTTGTCCACCAATAAGTTTGGCTGCCGGTTCCCTAACATCATTTTTCATGATTGTCTGAACCAACTGAGAGTCAAATACGTTGTCGCCAGAACCTAAAAAGTTACACTCCAATTCCTGCGCAACCTTACGTTTGTCGTATTTGAATTTTTTTACCATACTCTCAAACCAAGAAGAACATGGTTTGTATCCGTCGGCAATGAATGCTTGTAAATCGGTCAGAGTTCTTTCGCGGTGATTCTCATGGGATAAATCCACAACGACGTCTTTTGGATATTCCTCTTTGTTAAGAAGATAGTGAACAATGTCGTTACACTTTACCATATACAAATCTTTTGTATAACGTGGGTCACGGAACCAATACATTTCAGTAATTTTGAAATCATTCATTCCACGAAGTGTTTGGTCGTAGATTTCGTAGTAGATAGGGTCGAATCCGTTAGGGGTTGAAATAACGATAACTTTACCACCCGTAGATAGTGACGCCATACAAGCCGGCCAAAAATCACTGTCGGCTTCGATAAAAGCCGCTTCGTCAAATATAAGAATCGTAGGTGTGTATCCACGTAGGGCGTCCTTAGAAGTGGCAACCGCCTTGACCTCACAACCATTATTCAATTTATAGTGTTTTGCGGCATTTTTTTCGCCAGAAAATCCAATACCAACCCAACTGGGCCATTGTTCGATAAATGCCCTAATTTTATTTGCAAATTCAACAGAGGTGTCAAGTTTGTTTGCAATAATCAAAACTTTTTCAGGTTTTTCTTTACGAGCAAAAGCAAGTCTTTTACTAGCCCAAGCGGCTGTCACGGTAGAAACACCTGCTTGTCTGTATTTCAGGGCAATATTTTCATTAAAATTTTCATAGTCATTTACCAACTCAAATTGGTCAGAAAACAACTCCAAAGGAACATACCTAGAAATTGTGTTATCGTAGGTTTGTAAATAAGTCCTAAGAGCATAGGGGGTACTCTTAAGACATTTTTTATACTCAATAATTAGTTGTTCTTTAGTCATAGACTTTCTTAGTCAGGTCGGGAAATACCCAATCCTGCTAAGAAATCTAAACCATCTTGGTCATCTGAGTCATTTGGCTCAAATCCTTCGAATTCTTCTTTTTTCTTTTTGGCAATTTGTAGAATTTCTTTGAAACTTTCTTCCCCTTTCCTGTTCTTTGACCGGTCCTCGGAAATGATATTCCCAATAATTTTTAGAAATTCCTCAGCAGGAAGTTTATAGAGTTCCATTTGGAACCAGTTTATTATTCCTTTATTTTCATCTTCGTAGACCTCATCAGGTAACGCAAATCTGAGTTTTTCAACGATTTCAGGTCCGATTCTCAGTGTCCACGACTCCATAGGTAAAGTATCAGTCTTTTGTAAAACTACTTGTCTAATTTCTTCATCCTCAGGAAAACCGTATCTACCTTTAGCTTCTTCCAAACCTTTGATAATCTCGTGACATAAAATCGGGAAAATCATACCCGAAGCTTTTATTCGTGTGTCAGGAGCGCCATCTCCGTCTTCATCAGAACTATCTGAATCTTCTAATTTTACGTATCCACCAACTCCAGTTTGAGTTTGAGACCAATTTTCTATCGCTTGGTCCTGAGTGAAATACAAGAAGTCATTAAGAGCCATAATTTTCAGATAGTTATCGTATAAAAGTGGACTTATATCATCAAGTCGTTCACGTATTTCAGGTTTTTGAAAAACATAGTGTCCTTTTTTTGAGGTACCTTGAATTATAGCATTGATGATATTCCTCTTGTGCATTTCTAAAGTAACATCATACTCTTTGCCCATAGATACCTTCGGAGGTTTTCCTCCTCCCATGGGTAATTCAGGTGCTCGGTCGAAACCTAAATGAGCATCAATTTCAAACCAATCCTCAGGCATTTGAATTTCTTCTAATGAAGCTTCAATAGCCAAATCCACGAGTTCTTCATTGTGTTGGCTTTCAATCCGCATTGTTATGTTGACTGCTCTAATTAATTCCATATTAAGCATCATTTGTACTTGTTGGTCAGTCACAGGAAATCCAGTCGAACTTCTCAACTTTTCAGCAACTTTTTTAAATCTATTAGTTATTAGTCTCTGTACGTCTTCTTCTTTTTTTTCAAACGCCGGATTGACGGCAAACGGAGATTGAGGGTCAGAAATTTTTCTCTCCAAGGAACGACTCATTCTTTCGGGAGTGTCCCCGTAATCGATTTGTTCTTTAATTCTTTTACTTGCCATTGAGAATGTCCTTAATAATTTTCAACACATCTTTTTTAGCCTTTTCTGCCATAGCCTTTGGTTCAGGATTAACACCCGGTTTCGGGTTTTTACCTGGATGAGATGGTCTAACACCTGGTCTTGGCTTAGTGGTAGGTCTTGTTTTTGGTGGAGCAGTTGTTGGTGCGTCCTCGGTAGCCATCGTCTTACCTAAAGACATAAGTTTACCAATTGGTTTGTTCATTTTCATATTCCCAACAAGTCCCTTAGTCTTGGGACGGTATAGGGGTTTACGTATCATAGGTGTTTCCTCAATCATTTTCATTAAATCTTTTTTTGTCATTCTTGGTTGGATGTAACTCTCGACCAAAGATACGATTTTTTCTTCAATGAAAAAAGCATAGGGTGATTCTCCCTCCTTTAAACTTTTCTTAACCTTTTTAACACATCTCTCAAACTTGTCATCTCTTTCAGGACCAAGTTGAGCGTGGCATATAGCAAATGGATTTGACTCTTTCTTTTTGAGTTCTTTTGACTTTTGTTCTGTCATGTCCTCATATTTGTCAATTTCCTTGTCACTGTCATCTCCCATTCCATCAGGAGACATAATTTGGTGTGGAGCTTGTGTCGTAGCTCCTCCCATAGCAGAACCCGTCACGTCGACATTATCTTCAGTTACATCCCCTTCGATTCTTATATTAATACCTCTTGCGGTCAAATCCTTCAACTTTTGTGGGTCACGACTTGCCTTATCCGCACTTATCATTACAGCGCCTTGTTCTAAAAGACCAAACTTTTCAAAAAGAGTATTGATTTGATTTTCATTCAATTTGGAAATCACATTGAGACTCAGTCCCATTCCCATAAGAGCTTTTGTTTTGTTATTAGTTCTCATAAACCACAGTTTTTTCAAATTCGAGAATCAAATCTCTTTCGTAAAGTTTATTTTTAACGGTCTTTTCCTCTTCTCCGAAACGGAACACCATTCGTTTACCAACATTCTCTTCGTTTACTTCCCAACCCAACGCAACAACATCATCCATGGCATCTGACATGTTGAAAAAATCGGAATTTTGAATTAACTCAAATTTTATATCGGTATTTCTGAGTGTACCTACTTTCCTAATGTGTTTGAGCTCAGGAGGAGAAGGGTATCCATTAGATGGATTTGATTCCCATGCCTCACCCCAAACGTCCAACTCATCCGAAAAGATAAACTCGTATAAATTGTTACCCTTGTAGTCAGGACCAAGTCCGTTTACATAGATAAGGTAACTCATAATACGATTCCTTCAGGAGATACTTTTACCTGTTTAGTCTTGTTTTCAAAAACCAAATTGTTCAAGTTAGTTTTTCCAACCAAACGAAAATCCGAATTTTCTTTTACAAATTCTTTTCCCGCCAATTCTTGTTCAATTGTTTGAGAAAGTTCTTCAATTTTGTCAATCATGAAATTGATTTGACTCTCAGTTAAAGACTTTCGTTCTTTATTAACTTCCTTGTTGAACTTTTTCTCAGATTCAGTGATTTCAAAGTACTTACTCAATACTTTGTCAACTTTACTTTCCTTATACAAAGAATCGTAAATTTGTGTTTTTCCATAAGATTCGTCTGTTGGACCTTCCATCGAAATGTCCATTTCTTCATCACTCATGTCAACTTCAGGTTCACCCATTGGCATTTCTGAACCCATATCCATTTCATCACCAGCTTCGATGTCCTCAAACTTAGTCATGATATCTTCAGTATCTTCAGTCGATAACTTAGCTAAATCTAATGACGATAACACCATGTTGATAACATACTTGATGTTTTCAGAAGTCATTTCTTCATCATCGGCAAACAATCTCAATTTCTGAGTAAGTTTACCTGTGAGTTTTTGAATAACCTTCCAAGAAACTTTGTCGTCAACTTCCATTCCGCCGATATTACCTTCCTCTGAATCCAAAGGTACGTCCGTCATATCCATCTCGTCACTTGTAGTTACATCTATTTCTTCACCAGCGTTATCTTGTGGTAATTCTGGTTCAGGTACCACAGGTGGTTCAGCAGGAACTGCTGGTTCATCTGCCACAGGTGCGACAGGCTCCATTGGTCTTGGAGACTTAAGAACAAACTTTTTTTGTTCCCCAAAAAGAGTTACCTCCTCTTCATGTCCATTCAAGGTATTAACTTCTTTAATTATTAAGTTAAGTCTCTTCAACGCTTGTGAATAAGAGTTATAATGTTTTCTATTTTCGATTGGCTCAATATAATCAGATGTTGATTCGTTAACACCCTTCTTAATAATGTAACCGTTTTTTTCTTTTACAATATGATAGGTATTTCCGTCAACCAAACCGATTGAGTAATCAGAGGAGCTTTCAGAAATTGTGGAATTTGGCATTCGGAATGTTGCAATTTCCATAATTCTTTTGAGTTTGTCCTCACCTTGTAGTTTTTCACTACCGATAGGTTTTAGTTTTGCCATGGTCTTGTTTTTGTTATTAGTTATTTAATCCGTTAAATCCACCAAGAGCAACAGCACTCATATCGATTACCGTGCCTTGGCGTTGTCCGTTAGGGCCAACAGGTACCCAATCCACAGGGTGTGGAACTGGTCTTGAAATTGTATCACCCGAACAAGTGTAACAATCATAATAGGTATATTGAACATCAACCTCAAAAATACCAAAGTTTGATGGTGTTGGTGTCATTGTTGGTGTTGGGGTGGGAGTAGAAGTACTAGTCACAGTTGGGGTAACAGTGCTTGTTGGAGACACCGTAGGTGTGACTGTTCTCGTTGGGGTCACAGATGGGGTTGGGGTAACACTTGAAGTTACTGATGGTGTTGGTGTTAGTGAAGATGTTACAGATGGAGTAACAGTTCGAGTTGGAGTTATTGATGGTGTAACGGTTGTTGTAACTGAAGGAGTAGGAGTTGGCGAGGAAGTTCTCGTAACTGTAGGTGTCACACTACTTGTAACCGAAGGTGTTGGTGTAATCGAACTCGTGACTGTTGGAGTAACCGTTCTCGTTGGTGTTGGTGTTGGAGTTCTCGTAGATGTTACTGTTGGGGTGGGGGTGACTGTGGATGTCGGGGTAGGAGTTGGAGTTACGTTTGCTTCTAAACACGTTACACAATCACCATAATTAGTTCCTAAAGCACCTGTAACCTCATCAGTTCCTGTACCTGGTTCGGCGGTATCAGCAACCTCATAACAACCTGGTGTTGTATCACCCGTAAAGTTCAAATAATAGTTTCCTCCAACTACGGGTAATGTGCTCGCACTAAACTCAACGGTTACTGCCGACCCACCGGCACAAGGGGCTATTAGATATGTTATGGTTGCCATCTATTTTTTTCCTATAAATATACCTTAAAAAGGGAATTATTTAACTTATAAATATTCCAATTATCCCTTAATCTACTTTTCTTACCTCAACTGATAGTTCTTTATCAGATTGTTTGTTGACTGTGTCATAAAGTTTTTCTATAAGACCTGACCTACGGAGGTATTTGAAGACCAAATTTTCGTAAGAAAACTCACCGCCCTTTTCCAAACCAGCGGTTCTATACTCTTTTAATTTATCTTTAAAAGTTTTTAGTTTGGTCTCAGATTTTTCTAATCCATTTTTTTTTATGTCGGAAATTAAAGTCTCAATTTTTTGTTTCCAAGAATTGGCCTTACTCCTCAAAGTCTCCCTATCAATTTCTTCCGTTTTCTTAGAGGGTGTCTTAACCCATTTGTCATTCTGTACTGAATATACTCCACTACTGAAATGTTGTTCTTCAGCGTCTTGTGGATACAACTCAACTTCATATCCGAAAATTTTGATGTCATGTTTGTTATTGAAGAGTTGTTTTTTCAGTTGAAAAAGTTCTTCATATAATTCCGACTGATTTTTGAATTCTTTATAATCAATAACCAAGTGTAAATCAAAATCTGAGTATCTTGACCAATTAAAGTTTGCCAATGAACCTGTCAATATTACATCATCCACTTTTAAGTCTTCAGATAAATCCCCTTGAAATTTTTCCGCAATTTTCATAAGGGCTTCACGTACTTTTGGTTTCATACGTGAGTCTTTGGCGCTATCAGCGTTTTCCCAAATTTTGGGATTAAGTGTATCTTGTAAACCAAAACTGCCAAGGATGTTCGTCTCGTCACTCATCCTTAATAAATACGAATGGTTTAGAGTTTGTTGTATTGGAATTTTTTGGAAATATTGATGGTAAAAAATTTACCTTGTGATTCCGACATTCTAAATTGAGTGTACACCTTGTGTGGTACTTCCAAATACTCATATTTACTTCCATTGCTGAATTCAACAATCATTTTTTTTGTTGAGGTGTCGTACTCACTACGAACCATATTTGAGGATTTAATCTCGTTCAGGATTTTTGTCCCTTGTATTTCTTCTTTCGTTATCGACATCGTTCAGAGGGAATAAGTCATTTATTGGTTTTATTTTGTTCTCTAAGTAAACAGACACCCGTTCGTGGTCGTCAAGTCCAAAGATACTTTTGAACTCTTTTCTTAGTTGCTTTAATTCGTGTCCAAAAATCATTTGTTGTTTAACTAACTCGGCTGATATATGGTCGACACGCTCAAGTGTTTCTTCGGAATATCCGAGTCTTTTAAGTTCTGAACGTATGGCGATGTAAGCCTCCTTGACATTTTGCCATGTGACCGAATTTTGGAGGTATTTATCTAAAAGTTTTTCGTACATACCAATAAATATTAAAAACCCCCACTTTATGTGAGGGTTTCTATTAGTTTTGGTATTTTTTGAGTTCTTCTCTAATTTTTATCGAAGTTTCAAAATCTTGTTTTTCAATCGAGTTCTTTAGGTCTTTCTCGAGTTTTTCAACAATATCTTTATTACTTTCTTTTTCCTTAATCATGTCACGGATTTTGATTGCCAAGAGGAAATCTTCATTCTCCACTGCTCTATCTAATTCACGTTTGAGGTTTTCGATTGTGTTAGTTTTCTTACTTGGTTTCGCAAACATGTTAATAAATTCCTCAGGGAAGGTTGAAGTTCTAACAAAGTTGTGGATTTGGATTTGACCGTCTTCTGAGGTGTATGTATTTTTAGTCCATTCACCGTTTTTGTCTTTACCCTTTTCAACTTCTCTATCTCCACGAATCATTGATTCGTGACCAAAAAATTGACGGAAGATTTCATCGAAGTCTTCCCATGCGTTAAAAAAGTTTTTTCTGTTTTTCATAATGATAAATATTTTTTGTTTATCTTTGTGGTATGATAGTCAAGTTACGTACCAAAATCAAATTACTGACAAAATGTCAGGAAAATTTATTTTCATATGACAGATTGTCAAAAGATTTGGAATTGTCCAAATTTTGATTAACCTTTGTAAAAAAATCAAATACTATGAACGAAACAATGGACGACGACGACAAAACCACCAGCAGAAAGAAATCTGAATCGGGAACCCCTGTGTTGGATAATTTCTCACGGGATTTGAACAAGTTGGCGACCGAAGGAAAACTTGACCCTGTCATTGGCAGGGAGAGGGAAATCCTCCGTATTGCTCAGATTCTTTCACGTCGAAAGAAGAACAATCCAATTATCTTGGGTGAACCTGGTAGTGGTAAAACCGCTATCGTTGAGGGTTTGGCGATGAAGATTGTCGAAGGGGAGTGTCCCAAAAATTTGTTAGACAAACGAATTGTTAACTTGGACCTAACCGCTGTGGTTGCCGGTACAAAGTATCGTGGGCAGTTTGAGGAGCGACTCAAGGTTATCTTGGAAGAACTTCAAAACAATCCCAATATTATCATCTTTATCGATGAGATTCACACCTTGATTGGTTCAGGTAATTCATCCGGTTCTTTGGATGGTTCCAACATTTTCAAACCAGCACTTGCTCGGGGTGAACTTCAATGTATCGGTGCTACCACCTTGGATGAATACCGCAAATCTTTTGAAAAGGATGGCGCTCTTGAACGTCGATTCCAAAAGGTTATCGTTGACCCATCAACGGTTTCTGAAACCATCGAGATTCTCAAGAATATCCGTGATAAGTACGAATCCTATCATAAGGTTTCTTACTCGGATGAGATTGTTGAACTCTGTGTCAAACTAGCTGACCGTTACATCACAGACCGTGAGTTCCCTGACAAAGCATTCGATATCTTGGATGAGGTTGGTGCCCGTTCCCAAACCGACCAAAAGGTTCCTGAGTCCATCGAGAAACTCAAGAAGGAAGCTGCTGATGTGAAACAACAGAAGATGGATGTTGTAAGACGTCAGAATTACGAACAAGCAGCAGAACTCCGTGACAAAGAACGTAAAGTCTTGGGACGACTCGATGCTGAAAAAAAGAAGTACGAGGAACAGTTTGCTTCTACTCGTAATCCCATCTCAGCAGAACAAGTCTATGATGTGGTTTCCTCGATGACCAAAATTCCAGTGAATAAGATGTCCATTGACGACACCAAAGCACTTATCAACATGGATAAGTCCATTCAAGGAAAGGTTATCGGACAGGACGAGGCAATCGAGAAAATCGTCAAGTCTATTCGTCGTAATCGTATTGGAATCAAAGACCCCAACCGACCGATTGGTTCGTTTATCTTCTTGGGTTCAACTGGGGTGGGTAAAACACACTTGGCTAAACAAATTGCCAAAGAGATGTTTGGTTCTGAAGACGCCCTTATCCGAATGGACATGAGTGAATACCAAGAGAAACACACCGTATCTCGTTTGGTTGGAGCACCCCCAGGGTATGTAGGTTATGAAGAGGGTGGACAACTTACCGAACAAGTTAAAAACAAACCCTACTGTGTAATCTTGTTTGATGAGGTTGAAAAAGCCCATAAAGACATTTTTTCAATCCTTCTTCAGGTTCTTGATGATGGTCATGTCACGGATTCACTCGGTCGTAAAATCAACTTCAAGAACACCCTTATTATCATGACCACAAACCTTGGTGTTAGGAAACTTCAAGACTTTGGTTCGGGTATTGGTTTCTCATCCAACAAGTACTCCAACGAGGAGGCTAAGAAACAAATCCTGATGAAGGAAATGAAACATTTCTTTTCCCCTGAATTCTTGAATCGTATCGATGACACTATCGTGTTCAAGACCTTGAATAAGGAGAACATCAACCAAATCGTTAGTTTGGAACTCAACAAACTGATGGGACGTATGAAGGAGTTGAAGTACGAATTCAGTTACGACCAAACCTTGGTTGATTACATTTCCAAAATCGGTTTCGATGAGGTCTACGGAGCACGTCCTATCAAACGGGCAATCCAAGACAAGATTGAAGACTATATTTCAGAATTGGTTCTCACCGAGAAAATCAAGGAAGGAAAGAAGTACAAACTCAAAGTTGAGAATGAGGAAATAAAACTCGGTAAGTAAAAGAAAAGGGGGACGAAAATCCCCCTTTTTTATTACCAAACGTGATTTCTGTATTTTGGTTTTTCTTTCTCTTTGAAGTGAAGATTACAACCAAGAGAATCAATCATTTTCCTACCCATATCGATTCCGTTTTCAACGTCATCCACAACAACATATTCGTTTGCGGTGTGGTAATCGTAGTAACCGATTGAGAAATTGATACATTGGAAGTCAAACATTCCTCGTAGAGAGTAGACATCAGTATAGGGGTGAACCATATATTTTTGATTACCACCTGTACCTTCGGTTAGGATATGGTCACAGACCTCAAAAAATTTGGATTCACGTTCGAAGAGTTGTTGACCGAAACAATATTCGGTGACCATCCAATTCTCGGGGGCGTCGAACTGAATACCATAACCAACATTTTTGAAAAACTTGGGGTCGGCTTTCATCGAACCGTGACAACCTGTTTCTTCTGATACAAAGAATGCCGCCTTTAAATCGGGGAGTTCCTCCAATAGGGTTAGACAGGCAAACACGCCAGCTTTGTCATCACCACCGATTCCCGTAGGTTTTCCGTGGTCGTTATATGCTTTCAGGGATAACTTAACATCTCCTTGTGCGTTCGGAAGATACTCCTCCTTGACATTGATTTCTTCCAAGTGATGAACCGTATCGGTGTGAGAAATGACACAAGGAAACCATTCAACATTCTGCTCTGATTGTTTTGTTGCGTATACATTCAAGTGTTCGTCAACATAATGTGGAATCCCTTTTTCAGAAAGCCAATTGGTAATGAATTCAACCATCAAACCTTCTTTGTAGGTTTTGGTTGGAACCGATAGAACTTTCTTAAGAAGTTCAAATTTTTCAGGAGTCATGATATAATCTTTTCACAAATATAATGAAAATTATCAACAATTACAAGTTAAGATTTGTTCAATGAATCTGACAATAGTTTCTTTTGATAAAATAGTCTGAATCTTAAATTATTGTCTGTATTGGTTTTGACATATCACAATAAATACTTATCTTGAAACTATGTTAAGCAATAAAACTCTCAGAAACATATCGGAATATTCTCGGGCATACAAAACAGATATTCCTTTCAACCATATTGTCATGGATGATTTTTTCCGTGAAGATGTCATCAATCGTCTTCTCGATGAAGTTGAATTCATTTCATCAAACCCATCTGAAAATTGGAGATTTGTCGGGGGAGGTGACTATGACCAACATGAGAGTCAAGTGAACAAAAAACAAATCTATAATTTCAATAACTTACTTCCAACAATGAAAGAGATTATTGAATTTTTGAATTCAAAATATTTTTTGGACCTCGTATCTGAGATAACAGGATTTCAAAATCTTACACATGAATCAAATGAATACACAAATGCTGCGTATCACCAAACAGGTAGAGATGGGAGATTAGAAATACACCACGATTTCAATGATAGTCACATAAATGAAAACCTTTTCAGACATATCAACTTACTTGTGTATCTCAACTCTTATTGGGATGAACAATGGGATGGTGATTTAGAACTTTGGTGGAAAGACATGTCAGGTCCTTGTAAAAAAATATCGCCAATTTCCAATAGGGTTGTAATGTTTAGTATCGATAAAGCACCTCATGGACATCCCCATTCACTTAAATGTCCTGAAAGTATAACACGTAAAAGTTTAGCCTTGTATTATTATAACAATCAAAAACCAAAATTTGAATTAGTTACACGTGCAATTTGGAAAAATGAGTTGGATAGTTTGGAATAAAATACTTATCTTTGTATAAGAAATCACAGGTGGCTCCCTTAATAGTTAAGGCTGACCTTAAGCATCTGACGTAATGTCTATACAGGGGGCGAAAGTGATTTCTTATTGTTCTTTGAAAATAATGGGGGTGACCGGTATTGATTGGCAGGGTTAGTCATACGGGGCATGCGGTGAGATGTTTCCTATCACCTTAATCTACGGAAGCAACAATCAAAAGGCGATACTTTCGCAAAACTCGAGGCAGTGGGTCTTCTCTCTGCTGAGGAAGTTACTGTAGCCTAAGGCTTCAGCAACAATGGGTCGATGGACATATAACCTAGAAACAGAAGTCCCCACGGTGTGGTTTCTACCCTAAAAGGAATAAAGGTCTCGTTTAGGGTTCTACCGATTTAAGTGAATCCTCCACAGTTGTTGGTAACGATGGAAAAAAAGGAACCAAATATTTCGGAGGGTTAAACAAACCCTGACCTAAGCATGTAGTCCTTTATGGGTAAACTGAGCAAGACGCGGGTTCGATTCCCGCCACCTCCACTGTCGCTATAGGTAATTAAAGATACTCGTGAACGTTGGGGGGTTTATTTTGCCATATTTACCTGAGATTTCAGGTATTCGGCTTGTCTTACCATTTTTTCTGCCAACTTTTTATACTCTTTCTGATTATATTTTCCTAAAGTTTCTATGTGAGCGCTCAGTTTACTTTCTTGAATCTCAGGTCCAACTAACATCTTTTTACCGACATATGACATCTTGGTTTTGTTTTTGGTAAAGAAATTAATCACCTCTTGTAGTCCTTGGAGAACAACACCTTTTCGTTCTGTCTTCATCATCCTCATAGTTTGAGTTGTGAGGTTGTTTAAAACCATTGCGTTATTGGCAACCAACTCAAAAGGATGGAATTTATAATATTTGTTAAACTCTTTAAGTGCTTGTTCATATTCTGGTGTACCTTTTGTTGTGTTTTTCAGAATTTTATAAGCATCCCCCGTTTTTGGTAGACCCTCTTTATAAGTTTTATTTAACTTAAGGCTCCTTGCCCTTGCTGGGTCTTTTATGTGCCCCATCTCGTGAGTAATCAAACTTACCATATCGTCTATTTCAACATTTTTGATATTTTGTGGGACAAAATACATTTTATCTTTAGAAACAAAAGCTTGAGCTGAAGTAGGTATGTTAGGGAAGAGTTTTTGAACTGTAGACAAATTCATCGGTTCCATAGTAATAGTGACGGGTATTGATGGAAGTTTAGATTTATCATATTTGTAAATGGTGATTTTTTTCGGGACATAATTTTTCTGAGTTAATTCGGAAGCAATCCTTTCTATCTCAGCAACTTCTTTTTGAAAGTACCGTACACCTTTGATTACCATGAAGTTTGCTAAATTTGGTTGGGCTTTACCACCCGCTCTGAGTGACTTTAAAAAAGTATCTTTGTCAATGACACCTCTGAAAAAGTTTTTTAACAACTTCTCGTAAGAATCTTGCCCCAATCTGGAAATGTATGCTTCTTTGAGTTTGGCAACCTCACGAGCAACTCCATCCATTTTTAAAGTTTGTCTTCTTAGTTCGCTTTTCACCAAACTTTGATTCTGAGACAAACCTTTCAGAACTTCTTGTTCTTGTTTGGTAAAATTCTTCTGTCCCGAGGACAACTTTTTTCCCAAAGCCGCCATTCCTTTTGAACCTAAAGTTTTTACACCAGGAATTTTAGCAACAACAGGACCAATAAATGGTAACATAGATAAGGTACCTACAATCCCCGCACTGGTACTGTCCCCTTCTTTAGCGTATTGAGCGGCATCCATCAACCCAATACCTGCAGAAACAAATGGTCCAACCATTGGGACAAACGCTGTTACAATTTGTAAGACGGCTGAAATGTTATGGTCCAATCCATCCTTGGCAATCTTTGATATCTCACCTGATTGGTACTGTGGGGAAAATCCTCCACCCATTGATTGCTCAACCAAATTCTTGAGTTGAGATTGTTTTATTCTAACGTTCATTGATAATAAATACTTTACCCCCCTTGACTAATAATTATATGATGTTATAATTCTCTAACAATTTAATTTATATCAAAATGAAAAAAGGATTTTTGCTTTCACTTCTCTCTGTAGCCCTATTGGCTTCTTGCACCACTAAATCAACTGAAGTAGTTGAAGAAACCGTTGTTGACACCACTGTCGTGGTTGAACTCGATTCGACTGTCTTGGAAGATGGAGTAATTGACGGAACATCAGAGGTAGTAAAACCCGAAGTAGAATAATTTATATTTTACACAAATTCAAAAAGGGTTTTTCGGAACCCTTTTTTTATTGATTCTAATTTCGTAATTTTACCCCATGAGTTCTCACTGTGATACCTGTAGTTTTAAATGCTACGGAATTGATGGATACGATGGAAGTTGTTGTCATGTCGAAGGTAGAGATTGGATTATGGGACCTATCAACGATTGGGATGTCTTCTTGGACGACCTCTCAAAAAAACTCGGTAGGGAAGTGGAATTCAAAGAAGTGTTCTTTAATTTTGAAGAAGGCTCAAAATTGTTCCCTGACAGAAGTGTGTGGCAGTTACCTGGTAACTTTCCCGCATTCAAAGTCGACATGGAAAAGATTCGTAAACCCTGTGTGATGTACAACACGGCGACCCGTAGTTGTTCGGTTTACGATATCCGACCTGAGACCTGTAGGAACTATTATTGTGACTACTTATCAAAAGTATTAGAACAATAGGAGGTTTGCCAGAGTGGTTGATTGGACTTGTCTTGAAAACAAGCGTACTTGAGAGGGTACCCGGGGTTCGAATCCCTGAGCCTCCACATCCGATGTGTTTTCCCGAGCTAGGTCGGGATTTTTTTTGACCACACCGAATCTTTCCCCTATATTTGAGATATGGAAAAATCAGGATACATTTATTTGGCAAAATATACTCACCTAAACAAGGATGTTGATTTATCTGAAATAAAAATTGGAAAAACAATAAATCCCGCAGAAAGACAGAGTTCTTTGGGTCGGACCAATACCAGTTACCAAGTCAAGATTTTCAAAATATGGTGGGTTGATGAAATGAGTGAAATCGAAAAAGAACTCCACACCCTTTTAAAAGATATCAGAATCAGAACCACGGATTTCATTACTGAGTTTTTTATTGACGATAAAAAAACTATTGAATCGTTTGTGAGTAACTACATGTCTAAAAAAGGTTTTTCTATTGGGGATTTGAATGTTCTTATACCCGAAAAACAGGATTCCCGTGACGAGCGTCTTCTTTTACTTTCAGAGAAATATCCAAACCTTGAACTAAAACGTGTGTACAAAAAAACAGAGTACGATGTCAAACTTACAAGTGATGGGTTTTTGGAGTTCGAGGGTAAACTATACTCCACTCCGAATAAACTTTACAATAATGGAGTTTTTTTCGCCCACAATAACGAAAGAGGTAACAGTGGGACCAACGGTCTTAATCAATTTACCACGGTTATCGAAGGAAAAACAAAACGACTGTCAGAAATTTATGATAAATTAATAAACCAAACAAACTAAAAAATGGAACTATTACTTGAATTTTGGAACAAACTCAAAAGTGGTATCAAGGTATTACTAAACTACCTTTATATCATTTTGGGAATGGGGGTCTTCTTTACCTTGGGTTACTACTACAACACCCTAAAAGAACTAAGCAAACTCGGAAAGCCTGAGTTTATCACACGGAATGAAGTGACCGTGGCAATCGATGAAAATAATAATTTTATGATTATCGATAAAACCAAAGGAACCTACATCATCTTGGAAGACCGAATTGGTACGGTTATCTTCAATGTGTACGCTAAGAACCTTTGGGGTCAACACAACGCCCCCGAAAAATGAGTTCACGACAAACATTCAAAACGATTATCTTTTTGATTGTTTTCGGAATCTTAGGTTTGGGTTATTTCCTCTATCAACAAGTTAATAAAACTTTTGAAGATGAGTTGTATCAGATGGGGAGTGATTCAAACTCCCCCACCTCAATTTTTATGTACCATCTCTTAGAAAAAAAATCAAAGGAGTACGATATACCAAAACATATCTTGTACAACGTGGCATATCTTGAAACAGGTTACAGAGGTCCGTTCCATTGGAACTACAACCCATACCGAACCTCCGTAGCTGGAGCTCAAGGACCCATGCAGATTATCACCCGATGGTCTCACAAATATGCGGGTCGTAGACTCTCCTCTAAGGAGCTCAGAGAGGATTTGGAACTCAATGTAACCATCTCTTGTAAAATGCTCACAAAACTCAAAAGAATGTACAATAGGTGGGATTTGGCTCTTGGATTCTACAACACAGGACATCCTATGGTCAACCACTACGCCCGTTACACATCCAATAATTTGAACTACAAATCCAAATGGGTTCAAATACAAAAATATGAATTGAAATGACAAAATTATTTGATATTGCATTTATCCTAATAGTCTATGTGTTAGGACAGGTGTTTACCTTCTACCAACTCCAAGGACATCTGTGGAATAAATGGATAAAGGAACACCCTTTTTTGATGTCTATCTTGGGTGTCCCTTTGGGATACCTCATTATCTTGGCATCGAGAAAAATGGTGGATTTACACGACGGTGAGACATGGCCGAACCGAATTATCGGATTTATCTTGGGGGTTACTGTATTTTCCATAATGGCTTGGTATATTTTGAAGGAACCAATTACTTTAAAAACAGGAGTTTCTTTGTTTTTATGTTTTTTGATTCTTTGTGTACAATTGTTTTGGAAATAAAGAATTTGTTCTTATATTTGTACAAGTAAAACGCCTCGGTAGCTCAGCTGGATAGAGCAACGCACTTCTAATGCGTAGGTCAAAGGTTCGAATCCTTTTCGGGGTACTAAATTTATGAAACCAACACGTGACCAAATAAAAAAAGTCAGGTTCTCAACCGTGGCTCCTGAAGGATACATTCTCCTTCGTGAAGAGGTATTGGAGGAACTTAAAGACTTTGATGTTTGGAAAGCGTGGAAAAATCAAGAAATTTCCCTCTCAGACCTTGACAAAAGCGACATTTCTGAATAAAGTTCTTTGACTAAATATATTTAAATTTATAAGCCAGCGTAGCTCAGTGGTAGAGCAGCGGTTTTGTAAACCGCTGGTCGGGGGTTCAAATCCCTCCGCCGGCTCAACATTATTAAACTAAATGAATACAAAATCACCCGAGGACCACTTGGATTATATGTTTACGTTGGACGAAGTAGTCGAAAAGGTAGAAAAACCTGAGACAACCTTCGTTTGTGAATGGGACAATATCCATGGTGACACAACATATTTCAGATAAGCGGTAATAGCTCAGTTGGTAGAGCACGTTCCTTCCAAGTACGGGGTCGCAGGTTCGAATCCTGTTTACCGCTCAAATTAGACCTTCAAAAGGGCCCTTCCGTGTTTTCACGGCTTGTTGGGCCCGGGTCTTCTTTTTTGCGAAAGTAGCTCAGTTGGTAGAGCATGAGTTTACCAAACTCAGGGTCGCCGGTTCGAATCCGGTCTTTCGCTCTTTTTATCAAACCATTACATACCCTTTGTTATACTCTACGATATTTATAAAATATGAGAACTAATATAAAAGGTGATATCGGTGAGTTATTGGTTATGACCCACCTTCTAAAAAAAGGGTATTGGGTGTCTAAACCATTTGGTGATGATTGTCCATATGACATTATTTGTGATGATAAATTTGGTGTGATAAAAAGAGTTCAAGTAAAGTTTGTTACACCAAAAAATGGTACTATTAGGTGTAAACTTTACTCTGAAACTGGTGTGTCTTATAAGGAAACTGTTGATTGGATTATTTTAGTTGATTCGATTACAGAAATATGTTATAAAGTAGAACCATCTAAATTTGATGAAACTACAACAAGTCTTTATCTCAGACTTGAAAAAACAAAGAATAATCAACAAAACAAAATACATTTATCTGAAAATTTTGTTTTTTGAAATTTTGTTGTATCTTTTTTTAAAGAGTCGAGTAGCTCAGTGGTAGAGCAGTCCTTTTTTGCGATGTGATGCGATAGGTTCGATTCCTGCCTCGACTCTTTATTTTTGGTGCGGTAGTTCAGTTGGTTAGAATATCGGCCTGTCACGCCGAGGGTCGGGGGTTCGAATCCCCTCTTTCGCTCCATTCCTCTTTTCGGAGTATTTATAGTTATGAAAGAACTTTTACGTGAGGAGTTAACCAAGATGCGTTCTTTAATGAAGCTCAATGAGGATTTAATTAAGTTATCAGATGGTGACTATGAATATATTGAAATCGACGACGATATTTCAGGAGACCTCATCAATAGAGCTCTTTTGGATGATTTGGAACAAGCTGCCCAAACTGTAGGTCTGAAACCAAAAATCACCACAGTAAAAACTGACCACCCTTCTGCTCAGACAGGTAAAGGTAGTAGACACAAAAGTAACCAAGCCGTGGATGTATCCGTGATAGACGGTAGAAATTCGGGAGGAGCAAATAGTTCCACCACTGGAAACTCTCAATTCAGAGAGAAGGGAAACAAGTTAAAAGACGCCCTTGTTAAGATGGGTTATGTGTGGAACCCAGATGATGAAAACGCTCATCCAAAAGTAATTTTTTGGCAAACCAATACTGGTGGTAATCACTTCAACCATCTCCATATTTCTAACACAGGAGAAAAATCCGAAGGGAGTAAGACTTCAGAAGAAGACGGATATAATGTCTTTGGTGAAAAAGAACCATCTGAAAATATTGGTAAAATTCTTAATTTTGCCAAAAAACAGGGTTTAGGTAAATTTTTTGGTAAAGCAGGAAGGATGTTGGGATTAGGAGAATCCGTCGAACAACCAAGGGAAAAACTCTACGATTTAATTACCTTCTATCGACCTCTTAGAAAAGAACAAAATACTGAAGAATAAAAAAAGGGACCAATTGGTCCCTTTTCTTTTGCGGAAAGTGAGGGACTCGAACCCACGCATCATTTTATTGATGTACGGTTTAGCAAACCGCTGCATTACCACTCTGCCAACCTTCCTAAAGACAACTATTCTTCCGAATCGTCATCATCATCCCAATCATCTTCGTTGTCAAGGTCGTCCATTGTGAAGAGTTCCACAGTCAGACTCTTACCACGGTAGTTTTCCTCATCGTAGTTACGTTCCATCTCCTGACCCTTGAAGAATACCTTTGAGACCAACTCCTCTTCGTATTTCGGTGTTTCCATAGATTGTATGGTTACAGCAAAATCAGTTGCTTTTGGTTCCTCTTCGGACTCAATATCAAACCCGAACATTGTGCCTTTGGTGGTTTCGTAAACAAGTAAGATATTTTCTTTTCCTTCGTAGGGAACACCATTAATATCCTTATCATGGTCCTCGGCATTTTCAGGATACTCAAATTTATCCATGAGACGGTCTAACTCATCAAGTTTTACATCCCAAACAACCTCGCCATTTTCACTCAGTAACACAAAGTGTAAACTTTCAGTTGCAATTGTTGTTGTAGTAACCCAATAGTTTGTCGTGTAGTGGTCATAATCCTCCAAGATTTCAGGGAGGTCCATGTACATCTCACTCAAATTTTGATAACCTTCTTTTTCTTTGAAAGATAGGATGGTTTGAACTTCTTCATCAGTAAGTGTGTGGGCGGAACCGTCTAATCCGTATCCGTTCACAAGGAGTTTATATTTAGCCATTTAATTGAGTGTTTTTATTTGGTTCATCGTCATTGTCGTCATCTGAATCTTTCAGGAGGTCCTTGAACAATGGTGCGAAAAACACCATAAGAATCCACATTGGATTATCCGTGAGCCAAATGACGTACGCTATCAAAGATAAGAAAGCGAGAGTTATTATCAAATAAGTTAAGTACTTCATAACAAAAAATTAAGGATTTTTTCTTTTACACCTGATTGTTTTATTCCTTCGTTTGAGTTGGGTGTCAAAACAAAATTCGTGAGACCTGGTTTGTTCTCTGAACCATCCTTAGAGTCAAAATAACTACTTAAGAACTCAATTGACATGTTCAAATCATCAACCGCAACCCAATGAGTCACTTCTGAATGATTATCCAACCAATGTTGAATTTCCATACTTCTTTCTAATTCTAAGTCAGCCCTGAATCTCAGTTTTGCCCATTCAGATGGAAATATATCTTTAAACATATCGGTCGTTGCGATAGGTTTTTTGCAGACACCTTGTGATAGGTAATATTCACCCAACTCGTTCAAAGTAGCGTGGAATCTCCAATCAGAACTGACAACAATTTCAGAACCTGTCTTTTTCAAAATCTCATTCAGAATTCTAACTGATTTTTCATCGAAATTATCGAATCTAACATCAACGGGAGCTTCGGACTTTGACTCAGGAGAAGAAGGGTTCTTAGAACGGTATTTAGCCCATTTCTTGGTTCGTCCACCCCAATTATTGGAGAGACAAATTACCCCATCGTTATCTAAGAATAAAACTTTCATCCAACAAATATACGAAGAAAAACTGAATATTCAAAATCAGGAATTTTCTACCCCGTCGATAAGTTTTTTGTCGTAACGGTCCTCACAAATCAAATCATAAATTGAAAGTGTCATTGTGTGTCCATTAATTTCGGATTCGTTAATTTCTTCCCAACTACCAATTTGAAGAATTTGGTAAGTTTGTTTATCTACTTTAATCCAAGGACTTTCATTTCGTAAATCAGGTCGTCGTATCATTTTCTCTAATGTCGTAATAAAAATTGTTAGAATCTTCGGTGACCCATCGGTCAGATTGGTTTTCAACTGAGGGTAAATCGGTATCCACTTTGAATTGTTTTAAATCATCAGGTAGTTTTTTGGTTACCCAATTGGAGTCCCTCCAAAAAATTCTGTTGTTTGGTTGACAAAGTAGATATCCCTCGTCTGATTTGAAAATATGCCCACACTTGTAATCTGATGGTTCATCACTGTAGGGGTTATTATACCAATCAACAGTAAAAATATAAGTTCCCCAAACTTTTGAACCGTCTCTTAACACAATTTGTGCTCGGTGAAACGATAAAAAGTCGTAGTCAATAACAGAAACATTCTCGCTAAAACAATCCCAAAGTTGTTTATAATTGAAGGGGATATCGTTTGTTGGAATTTTTGTGTATACTTCAGATAATGGTATTCTATTTCTAACCATCCCATCATCTGTCATGACATGAAATGTAAGTATTTTCCCTGAAATAGATTGAATTGCAAAGACGTAAACATTGAAAAAATCATCTTTGTCAAGTTCATTTTTTGTAAAAAAAGATTTTCTTACAAACCCTTTGAAACTTGGAATATTTGAATTAAGAACTGACATAAATTAAAGAATAAATAATAAAGATGCTACAATTGATAACAAAAAGATAGTCAATGAAACACCTACCATCAAATAATTAAATTCAACCTGTTCTTTTTTTCGACCTTGCCAATCCTCAGGATTCCAAGATTCTTTCCGTTTATCACTATACTTTTTTGACATATTGTTAGTTTTTTAAAATCATATTATGTGGACCATGAGGGACTCGAACCCCCGACCCTCTGCGTGCAAAGCAGATGCTCTAGCCAACTGAGCTAATAGCCCTTAATTCTTTTACAAATATACAATAAAAACTCAAAACACCAAACTATGATGGTTTTTTATCTTTCTTATTGAATGTATAGACGGGGTTTTCCGTAAATCTGATATCGGTAACATAAAAGTTATCCAATCCCATCATGATGTTTACGTCATTTTCAACCGTAATCAATGGTGATAAATCCCGAATCATACCATGTAGTGATAGATGTTCGAGCCAATAGTAAGATAAAAAAACTTTGATATATTTCTTGGGTACAACACTCAAGACATTCCCAGCTACTCGATTATAGTTATCCCAAAACCAACTTTCGGGTCCCAAGTTATCAAGAAACTTTTGTCTCATGTCAGTGAAATATCTGAAATCAGTTTCACCCCATAAATAATTCATTTTATTATCGTCAATCTTAAACTCATCAAGTCTCATTTTGAGATGAGCGTCTGCCCTTACAAAAACATATTGGTCATAATGGTCAGGAAATGGTCGGTGAAGTTTTAAAAATCTACCGCCACTTCTGAAGTTACCAGGTCCCCACTTTTCAGGAACTTTAAACTCATACATTTTGGTCATGAGTTTCAAATCACTTTGAGAAACCTCGTCGTATTCAATTGGGATTGCACCATATTCTTCAACAAACTTATCGTAATACTTGTGTTTGTTCGTCACAATCATAGTATCTACGTTGTAACCAGCCTCCTTTAGAGGTTCCACAATCATCTTATTATGATTGTCTCGGTTATCTCGCATATCTACGGAATAGGTATAAGCATCATCATAGGAGGGGCTATTTTCAGAATATCCGTTACCAATATAAATGAGCAAACAAGTTTTGTTAAACATAATACCTTTAAGGTAACTACTCTGTTAAAAATGTAAATTACAGGAATTTACCATTCGATTTCAGACACCTCGGTACCATCATTAACTTGGGGGGTAAAAACTTCAACATTAACATTTACTAATTGTGTTTCATCGAGGGATTCCAAGACGCGTTCTTTTTTCCAACTTTTGTCCCACAAACTTTTCGAATTTTGCCAAACTTTAACACTTAATGAGGCATTGGTAACAGGATTCTCAGTAATAATTCCACGAATGACACCCATAATGTAATTTGGTAAGTTAGAAAACATAGAATCTATTCTATTGTCTTCAGCACTCCAAAAAGAAATCCCTTCCCCTATTTCATAGTAAGCCGCAACTTTATCTCCTGTTTTTTTGTTTAGGCAATAAATCAGTGTGCCATTATTTGAATAACGGAAAAACTGTTCAGCGGATTGTTCCATTGAGGTGCACCATTTTGAACCGTAACCGTACTTAACTGATGATTCATAGGTAAAAGGTCGAACAACCAACCATTCTTCATCCTCAAAATCTTTTTGAACTTGTTTTGCCAGTTCTTTTCCAATTTTGTTGAAAGCAGTGAGACCGTTCAACCGACTTAATTCTTTTTTAGTTGTGATGGTTGTAATATCAACACCTTTAAAATAACCCTTTTCAAAAGAATCCATAAAATTCATCAAATCTCTTGTTGTATCAGAACCTATCATTTGCAACAACATGTAAGCAACTTTTGGGTCAATAGTTTCCGGTAAATTCGAAACTCCATAGTAATCTTGTATCTCAGCATTAAAATCTTCATCTACTCTATTAGAGTTATTTTCATCATTTTTGTTTTGAATGACCTTGAGCATTAACGGAACATATTTTTTTGTTTTTGACATATCCATCGCCATTAATACATCCAACAAACTTATCTTGAACGAAGCGGGGGCCATTTCAATGATTTCTTTAATCTTTGCCATTTGAAAAAATAATTTAATACAAATATAGTGAAGAAAAAACTTACAACCAAAGAGTATTTATAATTAACAAGAAAAAAATGCCCACAGCTCGTCCTTTTGCCTTTAACTCCGGAGCACCAATTGCTGAAACTGAACAAGTTGGTCAAATTGCTATTGGTATAACACCTCAAAATTATTCAGGTGGATATGGAGGAGTAAGATGGTGGAACGGTCCTGATGAAGATTTAGGTTATGTAATATGTTATTCAGTTCCCGAACAAAACCACCCAAGCCCTGATGGACCAATTGCTGGGGTAGGGTTTTTCAGGTCAGAGTTTTTGACCGAATCATCTTTTATTGAAATTGCGGAATATGTCTCAAGTGGTCAAACATTTGCAACTGGTAATGATGCGTCAACATGGTTAACAAGTAATGGTTATTGGAATTCTTGGGTGTCAATAACTCCAACACCAACGCCAACACCATCTGTAACCGCTTTACCAACACTTACCCCAACACTAACCTCCACCTTAACACCCACACCATCAGAACCTCAACCAACTCCAACAGCAACTTCAACTGAAGTTCCAGTAACGCCAACACCTTCATCAACATCAGAACCTCAACCAACTCCAACAGCAACTTCAACTGAAGTTCCAGTAACGCCAACACCTTCATCAACATCAGAACCTCAACCAACTCCAACAGCAACTTCAACTGAAGTTCCAGTAACGCCAACACCTTCATCAACATCAGAACCTCAACCAACTCCAACATTAACCCCAACACCATCAACAAGTCCAATACCTGTGACGGGTTATGGATTTAATTTAATTGTATTACCTTACAACTTCCCAGCTACAGGTAATACAATTATGAACCAAGGTGCAGTCCAAACAGGAACTACCAACCCTAATGAATTGACTATAAATGGCAGAGGAATATACTTCAATTCAATTGATTCTAACGGTATAGATAGGGAAAGTTACTTCTCTCAATTTACAGGTCAAAGTGTA